CTGAGCCTTGGGCAGTATGGCCAGAAGGAAGTTGTAAATCTCCTCTCGCCTGAATTATCTCTCCAAAGGTATCGTCTTTCCTGATTTCCCAAATTCCGAATTTACTATTACCTGTAACGTAAAGGCTTTTCGCTTCCAGTGTCTGTGTATTGATACCATCCGCTACAACCTCTCCTGCATTAATGAATTGCGCATTGAGCTTTCCGTTTTGGAACATAGCTGCTTCATCATAGCCCTCAGAAGGATTTTCTTTCGGGTTCTTTACTTGCACTTTGTTCCCGTACAGGATAACTTGGTCGCTTGTAATCTCTATACCAGCCTTCTTCAGACTCGCCTTGTCAACAAGGTCGCTCTTGCGCTCTGTCCATTCCGTCATGGTTGCGCCAATTTCGAGCTTAGGCTGGGTTACATAGACGGTGGAGGCAGAGGTACTATTGTTTCCTGTGTGACGGATTATCACTTCCTTAGGTGTCGCATAGCCATTCTTTGATCTCCAGTGTACCCAATATCTCGTCCATTGCCGAGACAGTATAAATACAACATTACCATCACTCCGAGAATCCCAAGTTCCACCATTACCTTCCGTGAATATATCGCACGAATTTTCTATATCACCGCTCCACATATAGCAAACTACTCTTGCATCATCCACATCTGCCTTGGCAACGAACGAGAAAATGTAATCATTTCCGTTGACGAGATACGTACTTCCGAAAATCCACCTCAACACTTCCTTGTAATCGGAAAGAGTTGCGTTTGCTTTCATTAAGTTTTTAGCGCAAGCGGAATCCGTTCCATATCCATTCTGTATGACAGTATCATTAATAGTAATCAGCGTTCCACTCCTGTCGAGCGTCCTTGCGTTATCAAGCAAATTACCGCCCACATAGTCATAATCCTGTTCACTTAACGTCCATCCGTTATAATTTTCACCTTCCTCCAGCATAGGCTTGCAGATATAGCCGCCAACGAAAGAGAAACTCCTCGCCCTTGCGAAGATATTTATCTCTACATACTCATACGAAGCATCAGGTGGAACAGAAACCTTAACGGTAAACAATTCCCACTTATCGGCTTCTGATGCAGAAAAAGTCGTGCTATGGCCTGTAGGACCAGAATATCCATCAGGACGAGAAGTGTCTATCTTGGAACCTTGGTATAGAACTTCCGCCATAAAATAAATATCATTTGGTGTATGCGTCTTGGCATAGAAAGAGAGAACATAGTTCTTCCCCCTCTCCAACTTGATGTTACCTTGTGGCGAAAGACCATGCCATCTAAAACCAGACAAGTAATAGCTGCCCGTTCCTACCTGTTTAGTTCGGCAATGGATGCAATTAACGCCATCAATGCCACTATTTTTCTCTATCTGTTCTAAAGGATAGCCATCATAATACCCACCGCTCATGTACACAAATCCGTCCCCATATTTTCGGCAAGCACTTCCAATAAGCATATTTCTTCTGCCCACTGACTTTTCGCTCACCGAGAGTGAGATTTCCCTTGCCGTCTGCGTGATTCTTGATTCTGCGTCCGCTAAATCTTGTCCAAATTTTGTCGAAATCTCTGTAAACTTAGATTCGTACTGCTTGTTGTTGAACGCCACGACACCAGTAAACTTAGCTACGTTGACAGAAAAAGGAACTTGTGCAAAATAGACAACACTATCGTAAACAAATTGTGCGACCGCATAGCCTGATGTTGTAGAAACCTTCCCTTGATTTACCCCCTCAACAATTACGTCGTTCTTTACAATCCATCTTCCTTGAACAGAAACACTGATACACTCATTATCTTTATCCTTTGTTACCTCACACATGCAATTTGAACTCAAATCGTCCCTCGATGACTCCTGATTGCAATCGTTAGTAACGTTTGTATTTCCTCTCATTACCTTAACTTTCGCAGTCTTCGTATCGTTGACAGGAACGGTTCCACTGTCATCTGTGTCAAAAACGAGCGGAGCATCCTCTACAAGGATAGAGATAGCGTCATCTCCTGATGAGTAATTACCAGTTGCTACCTTGTTACCATTCTTATCGAGAAGTTCAACCGTAAAAGATTTCGCTTTAGGGAATGCAGCAAAATCAATGTAATTATCCGATGTCTGTAGTCTGTCCGTAAGACCTTCTGCAAGAGTTCCATCTGTGTACGCTTTACAGCTCATGCCAAAGTCGATAATTGTACCAGTTGTACATGCCGTTCCTATGTATCGAGTAACACCCACATATAAACCTTGTGTTATACCATTACTACCCCTTGTAAGAGTAACCGTGTAAGACACAGCATCTTCTCCATTCTCACCTGTCACCCTAAACGGCTCTGACCAAGATTCAATTTTACTCTTTGTTGTACCGCCATCCTCACGAGTAAACACCTCCTTACCGTTCGATTGCCAAAGAGGTATGCCAGCCATGCTTTCTATGCGGAACAACCCATAATCACCGTTATAATCACCAGAAGCATCCTTACCGTAGCAGATGTACACAGTGTGCGTTCCTGCGGTAGCTACGACATCTGTTATAGATAACTCTACGCCGTTTCCACTTACCGCACGAGACGCACCTTTATAATCTGGTTTTGGCGGAACAACGCTTGCATCAATCTCTGACAAAAAGATGTAATCATACCTTGGCTCACTAAAAGACTTAATTACAAACTTAACAGCCTGGTTTGCTTGCGTAGTAGTGAACGTCACTAAGCACCAGCTTGTAGAGTTATTTGCCGTGGTAGGAGATTTCTTCCACGTGTAGCTACCATCGTTATAATCCGTCCATGATGAGTCGCTATAGCTTACATTCTTTACGTCAGCCACTGAAGGTATTGCTAATGACCAGCCATTATCCAAGTTATTTTTATCCGTCGATGTAGGAGGTGTAGGATTATCCTTAGAACGGACATAAACAGGGACAACTCCATTGCCGCTTAATCCGTCCTCTCCCTTGTCACCCTTCTCACCTTTACCTCCAGAAAGGACTTTTTTCCAGTAAGATGAACCCTCGGAAGGCTTGTCAGCGACATCAACCCCTGAATTAGCAACACACACCCATACGGCGTTATTGTAATTTACTTGGTCGTTCTTGTGATAAGTATTGTTGCTTACCCAATCACCACGATAGTTGATGATGTTGATAGTACTGCCGTCATCCGAAATCCACTCAAAACGTGAAGAGTTGATTTTCGTGCCTCCCTTTGGAGAGGTTTCAAATACCGACAGAGACACCTCTTTATCACTACCATTTACGCTTTTCGTAAAAGTATGCTTATACTCAGAGATATTAGCATAACAAGCGATACGGGGAGCATATTCGCCCGTCGTTTCGAGTATAATCACGTTCTGTCTGTCTGTCTTGTCATACTCCTGATTATTGCCATCACGATGTCTATTACCATCAAGCACGATTGTGTCACCCTCAGCAGGAATGTCTCTCGTCTCCAAAGGTGCAGGGTTAGAGCCATTGTAACCCACACTAAACTCATCGTCGTAACCATCAATGTCGCCACAATGCTTACCCACGACAATCCAAGCAAACGCCTGCCCATCGTACAATTCCACCTGTACTTCTCTCGTCCGCTCCTTCCCATCCTCATCAAGGTAAGTTTCCGTCTTAGTGCCGTATATTTTTTCGTTCTGCGTAGATACACCACCCTTAGGGATAGTACGCCAATAGCTCTTATTGCTTGCGTTCTGGTATGTTCCTCCAGACACAATCTCACCCATCGTCTGACAGCGTGCCTGGTCGCCCTCCTGCCAGTCATTCATCGTAGCAGTAGTACCATTATCAGCTAAGAGATAGCATTTCCAACCAACACGTTCTATATCATCCTCAGTCGTTTTCACCCAAGATGTTACGCCATCAGCAGATACCGATTTCTTGACAGGTACAACCTTAATAAGCTTACTTCCTGCGCCCGACAGATAGATGTTACCTCCCGAATAAGACAGCTTGCGTATCTCTAATTCGTGGAATCTTGCCTTGCCCCAGATAGTGAGGTTGGTGAAAAACGCATGATACTTGCCGTTCTTCTCCTTCTCGACAGAGAAGCCCTGTTCAGCCGCATTGTCGTAATCGAGAGACGTTATAGCACGAAAAAACGCCTCGCCAAGCTCCGTAATCTTAGCGTTGTAGCCGGACGCCGCTCCTGTCGCCAAATCTCCAAAACCCTTGATAATAAGACCTTTTACAAAGGTTATTAAGCCTTCTGCGGTATCATCTTCTACTTTTGAAAGATATTTACCGCCTCCATATTTTTTTAAATATTTAGGGGTAACAATCTCTTCTTCACTATCCTCTTTAGACTCATCAGAAGCAACGCCTGTAATCTTCTTATTTTTAAAAAACAATGCTGTGGTAACACTAATAGTCTTTGCTACAAGAGAATCAAATGTAGCAGAAAGAATAGTTTTTAAAAATGTTACCGTATCAGAAACCGAGTTATACTTCCACCATTGAGCGACACCACCGCTCGCTAAAGCTTCGTCAGTAGAGAGGCTACCAAAGTCAACATCTTGAACCCATCGCCTTATACGATCATTAGCTTCATTCAAGTACACCTCGGAAATAATACCCTGCAGATAAATATAATAATAATCTTCAGAGCCTATCTGATCGCCAACAACTTCTTCTTGTTTTCCGTCCTCATCTGTCTTTAAAACAATAGCCTTACCGTAAATGTCAATTTTTTGACTTGGGAAGACTATTGTAGCTATATCATTATCAGATGTCCTTTTTCTTGGAATAGCTACGTAAACGTATCGCTTCTCATCACTCGGAAACTCGGAGGGGTAGGCCGCAAGCGTCCATCGCTGGTAATTATGCCCTGCATCATAGCCCAGTCCGTCGATACCCTGCATATAACAGAGTATCGAAGCACCGCTAACCACACTCGCTTGAATGCGGTTAGGTTCACCTGTTGCATTGAGCTGAATATAAAGCGCACTATTGGAGATCCAATAGTTAGTAGTTTTTGCTTCTGTTACCATCTTTCTTTTCGGATTTCAAAATTTCATATTTTTACATCACAAAGATAATAACAAAAAAAAAATCAATAAGGACAAGGGATTAAACGCTTGCCGGTCCGTAGATGTCGAGTTTTGCCGTAAATGATACGGAATACATATTAGTATTAGTCTTATCCAGGAACGTGATTTCATCTTCCGGAATGATGGTAACTGGAATCCAGTTACCCTTCACGTTTAGCCAAATGTGATTACTCATCAAGAACTCATGCAGATACCATTGCAACCAATTCTCATCCAGCGGGTCAGTCATAAACAACCAACTTTCCCGATTATTCTTCTTACTTACTGCAGAACGAGAGAAACTATTGAAGGTTTCCAATTTCGTGACAGTATAGCTACTACTCTGAATAGAGAGTTTCTTGCTATACGTTCTTGGTATGCTTACGCACTCCAATACACCGAAGGAATTGATTAAACGGAAAACCATACGGTCTTTCCCTTCATCTTTCGGCATAGCATAAATGCTTTGTTCGCCAATAGTCTGCAAACCCTCTTTTGTGATTTCAACCTCACGAGATTGTGGAGCAACAAGGGCTGCGCTATCCAACAAAGACTGAGAGGCAGGGTAGGCAGGAGTATAGGCATAAGTATCTCCTACAACCATCAGTTGCGGTAAGGACTGAGGTTTACGTGATAAATATGTAACCGATTTCGTTACACCTGATACCATTCTCTCAATATCCCAGAATGCGCCTGCAATACATCGCAGATTGGTCGCACCACCATCACTCGTGTTCGGTTCCTGTGGATAATATTGTATGCCTTGATTAGTCTTTAACTCACCATTACTGTTCATGTACTCATCGTATGCCTTAATATACCATTTGACCATCGGGTAAGTAGCAACAAGAGGCGAATACTGGAAGTCCTCTAAAGGCACACGCAACGCAGAAGAAACGTCCAGCTCTACATCGTGACCTTCCTGGGTTACTGGCACAGAGAGTTTGATAACCTCGTAGTTACCATTATTATTGTCATACGTTACCTCTACAATGACGCGGTGAAAGGATGGTGAGTTTCCCGCATCACTCGGTGTGATAGAAAACGTAATAGGATTGTTGGCCAATATCGAGCCGGACGTTAAGAGTATCTTCTTTGCCATTTTGATTTAGTTTTGAATGTTAAACGTTACTTGTTGACTTTTTGTTCCACGAGTGAAACAAAGTCTGAAACTACCTTGCAACCTGCAGCTTCAGATGGAGTAATCTTGATGCTAAACATCGTTTCCGTCTGAAGTATCAAATCCAAGAAATCAATAGACTCCAAGCCTATATCTTCTCGTAGATCAGAGTTGTCAGTTATCTCTGCATTATTCCACGATGACCTCAATCCATTGATAATGGAATGCAGTCTCTCCTGTATATCTTTCCTTTCCATATTCCTTTTACCTTTTTACCTTTTTACTCTTTTACCTTTAAATAGCTTTTGATATTACAAACGACGCATTTGTGCCCCCAAATCCGAATGAATTACAGAGGATATTATGCGGCGCATATTTCATGGTTTTCATTACAAGTTTCATATCAGGAAAGGCATTGTCATCTGTACCTACGCAACCAGGAAGAAAACCGTGCTTGATCATCAAAGTAGCTTGCACGGCTTGCGATACACCTGCCATCCAACACTCATGCCCTGTCATACCCTTTGTTGCTACCACATGAGGGCAGAGCGTAAAGGAATCCTTGATAGCAGTTGCCTCGGCTTCGTCTCCTGTAGGTGTACCTGTGGCATGAGCAAGGATCACATCAATATCGCCTTCATCTAACAAGGCATTGTCTATCGCCTGAACCATAGAAACAGACTCGTAAGAGGCGAGTGGGGTGCAAGGAGATTGTAATCCGTTGGTAGAAAAACCGTAGCCGGATAGTCTCGCCAAAGGAGTATGTTTCATATCCTCTTCCTCCTTTCTCATGTGATAGAAATATTCTGACTCTAAGATAATGCAAGCCGCACCACCCGAAGGAGCAAGACCAGAACGGTGTTTATCGAAAGGTCGTACTGCATCGGTAGCAAACACACCCAGGGCATCAAAAGACTGCATAGAGGAAGGACCAGCCTCCTGCGCACCCACCACAATAACCATTTCCGTTTGATGGCTATTGAGAAGCATCTGTGCCAAGCAGATGGCATGACCGCCTCCTGCACAGGCTGCACTCACGGTAAGCGATAAACCATGAATACCCAAGAGGGATGCAAGGTTCATACTGGCTGTAGAGTTGAGTGAGCGGAACACCGCACCTGCACCCAGACAACGTGTGTCATTCGTACGCTGCATGGTTGTACCTATATCCATCATTGCGTCTGCGGTAGAATCGTTGCTTACGATAAGAGAAACATGATGCTCCTTCAAGAAATCGTCGCTTACCTTTGCTTCTTCAAGTGCCTGTCTTACGGCACTTAGCGCATAGTAAGTAGGAAGGGAGAAGCATTGCCTCTGTGCCCTGGATAGACGATCTGTATATTTGAATGATACCTGTGGTACTGCACCGCACAAACATGACTGATACCCAATTTTCTCTCGATAGGTATCATGGTATAAGCCACATTTACCATCACGCAAAGCCTTGGCGAAGGATGGTATATCCTCGCCAAGACATGAATGAATACCCAAACCCGTAATATAGTTCCTTTCGTTTCTTACTTTGTACATCATAGTCGTATCTTATTTTTTATCTTCAAAAGCAGGAATGCTCTTTTTACCTTTTTACCTTTTTACTTTTTTACTTTTAAATCATAGCGCATACACGGTCAATTCCACTTCGTCAAGTCCGGTCTCGGCACTGATGGTAGTATTCACCTTGTCAATAAGACATTTGATACCGCCTATATTCCACCATTCCTGCCAGTGATTAGGAATATCAGCTATCTGCGCCACGGTAGTAGAGCAACGTATCTTGTATTTCTTGCGATTGAGCAAGAAATAAGCGTATGGCAAGATAAAGGTATCAAACAAGCCGCGAGACTTGATTTTAGTTACTACATTACCCTGCTTATCAACCTCGTCAGGCGCACAGAGTGAAACATCTGCATACTTAGGGTCCTTCAACCAAGAAGGTTCTTTGAATGCACGTATCTTTAGAGAGAAACGCTCTCCATTACCCAATCCTTCCTGAACACCATTATAATCAAAAAGATTGCCCATCATGTCGAGGGAATCGCAAGCAAGAGCATACTTACCTACCGCAGAGCGCCATTTCGATGTACCGAAGCCATCGTAATTGAAATCATAAGACTGAATACTTGCGTCTGCGCCACCACCTCGCATTAGTGCCAAAGCAAAGCCCCAACGGGAATCATCCTGCAAAGGAGAATTTCCGTCATCAGTACTCGACGGATCATAACTCTCTACGAGTTTCAAAGATTGTTTCATATAGAAATCGCAGAATGGAGAGGAAATAGTTTGGTTAATAATCTGCTCTACAAATTCATGCTCCATATCTTCATCCACATAGGCGCAAAGAATAGGCTGACTATCGGCGATAGTTACGCCATATTTCTTTCCGCTATGAGAATCGGTTGCCTCGTGAGAGCCGTATGCAGCCTCTATCTCCTTGAAGTAATTAACATCATTGAAAGGTACAGGAGTAAAGTCGATACTAATATCCTGAATAAAGTCCTCATTTTTCTCACTGCAATCTCCGTATTCCACTCCCTTAAACTGACCTACCTCAAAAAGGACAGGCTTCAAGTCTGACGTGGTAATAGCATCACTATTTACCTTGACACGATAGGCATTACCCGTTTTTTGGTCGATATAGCATCGCTTATCGCCATTGCTGAGATTGTGAAAGAACTCCACATAAGATTTATTGTAAACAGTCGCATTGTCTCCGGAATTTGGCTCTGGATAGTCGGTATAATTATAATCGGTATCATAACCCATATTCTTGTTTTTACGGCTGTCCTTGATATACTGCTGCTGGTCTTTTGTGTCATTTTCCTCTGAATAGCGCATACGCACACCTGTAATCTTTTCTGTCATAGGAGTGATAGAATGGACGTTTGCATGGAATGTTCGGGCAGGATTACCACTACGGCGCAACACGTCCCTTATGAGATATGCAGTAACCTTCTTTTGTTCATAATCATAGGAAAACTTAATACCAAAAGCTGCCTCTAAGGATGAGATAACAGTGCTTACGCTCTCATCAGGAAAGTTATCACTATTCGCCTTCATATTAAGAACATTCGCCTGTACGCTGAACTTCTTGATTTGAGCTTCGATACTGATACCTGTAACCTTACCACCTTCACTTGTCGTTTCACCTACCTGTACATGTTCTGTCGTACCTTCAGGCGTGGTAAGGGTAAGTTCCTGTACCGTTTTATCCTCTGCTTTAATGATTTCAATCTTACCACCGCAACCACGAGACTCCAACCAGCTATTGATATGTTCCTGCGTCTTAAAGAAGCCTGTCTTGATTTCGCCAGGAATCTTCTCTGCTACAACTTCTGCCTCCTTATCAGAACCTGCTACATACGTTGGATCATTAATCTTATCCTTTGCATTCCAAATCTCCCTTTCCGTATAATAGTCACCATGGTGACGATGAAGGAAAGGTTGTTTATCGCCAGTAAGGTCATTTTCATCATAAGAATAACTGATAGTATCGTAGGCGCATACAGTTGTAAAGAAACAAAGATGCTTCATATCCTCGATTTTCATCAATGCAGATTTATCGAAAGATACACCAAGGTGAGCAAAAAGACAATCCAAAAAATAGAGTACATAGAAACAGATACCCGATTGCGGTCGCCTTGCATCAAGTACCCAATATGGATATAAATCCTCATAAGTCCACTTACAATCCTTTACGCTGATAACATCACTCGATGTTTTCCCTTCATCATCCAAACCATGATGCTTATAACAGACACGAGCATTACAATAAGTAGCGGCACGTCCTGCTCCATCCGTCTCACCATAAGCCGCCGATACATTGATATAATCGCCCTTATCTGCCAAAGCGGGAACGTTTACGGTATGATTGTTAGGGTAAGACCTCTCGCCAGCCTTATAAGCGTCTGCCGCCTTATGATCGGTAGTCGTACCAGCATATTCCTTACAAGAACCAGGATAAGAAAAACCAAGGGCTTGCGGCTCCAGCACCTTGCTCACGCTAACGTGTTGAGCCTGTATGGTTCTGGTTTCCGTCTTATCACTCTTGTGCTTACCTCCAGCCACAAACACCTCTACCTTCACTATCGGATCACTCTCAATATCCACTCTCACGTTACCTATCTTTTCTCCGATGATAATCGTATCCTTGACTGGAATATCACGACAATTCAACGAGCCGATAAGGTCGCTGAACGATTGCGTACTGGCATCAATATTCATTGAGAGAGAATCGGTTATTTCGTCATCATCCTGCATGACAAGCGTACCGCTTCGGAAAGGCAAACCGTCGGCATAAATCTTGGTAGGCTTATGTTCTAAGTTTACCGCACGAATAGATGCGCGCGGGTCCTCGATGTTCTTCAGTAACCATCGGTTGCTGTCAAGCGGTAAGGAGAATGGGTAGGAGAACATTTCGGTATCGTTGAACACAGGGTTCTGGTCCTCTATGTCAATAGAGAAATCAGAAGCCTGCGCCGTAGGTTTATCATCAACCAATATAGTGAGATGGGATTTCATTTCTTGATATTCAGTTTAGATTGATCGTATAATTTAATCAGACGAGAAGTGAAACTATTGATAGTCGCCTCTCCATACGCACAGATTTCTCTATGACCATGGTCGTGCAATGTGCCATCAGTTATATGGACGGTAGCGCAGTCGTAACACTCAGCCACCTTACTTGTCACAAGATAAGAATTATTTCGGGCAATAGCGTAACCTTCCTTGATGGTGGCTCGGCTATTATCCAACAATTCCACTTTGCAGCCAGTAGTCATGGCCAAGGCAGAGGCACTACCATGCAGCACCACCTGCGCTTTGCCGAGAATATAAGCGGTATGGGCAAAGAAAAGATGAATAGGTTCATCGCTATCCCCAACAAGTACATAGCCTGTTCGGGAGTCCTCATTATAGAAGATGCCAGCCGCATTGATTTCAGTCTTGAAATCGGGATAGAAATCATGAAAGGCTTGCACCACCTGTTGTGGAACCTCCGTTATCATGCCATGCCAATACTTATGCCAAGTATCGCACATTTCCCTGATACTTGTAGTTTCACCAAAATCATGCTGAGAAGCCTGGCAATTCCCGCTCTGTGCAAGAATACCAATGCAGAGTTGCTTAAATCGCTGGCTTTTTCGTTCTACAGTCTCTTTATCTTTCCCCATATTCACTTCTTTACCTTTTAAAAAGCCTCCAAAAGCAGGAATGCTCTTTTTTTACCTTTTTACTTTTTTATCTTTAAGAGACTTCTTCTTCCGTTTTAGCAAGAATTGCCTCATAACCGGTAAGTTCATCCTCACTCACGATGTCGGCATACTTCTGGCGAAGCTGATCGATGCGCTCCTTGATACCCTTCACTCTCGTCTTGGTAGAAGGCTTATCCTTACGGATGATGTACTTGATAAGGGCATCAGCTTCTGCCTTGTGCTTGGCGGCTGCATCACGGGCTGCCTTTACTTCCGGACGGTCATTCGCTATCTTTTCGGCTATAGCTTCGGCAAAATGAGGGTCACGAGCCAGGGCTTTTTCATAGAACGGCTTAAACTGGGTACGGAGAGTCTGAGGGTCAATGGTAAAGGCCTTCTTTGCGTAGGCGATGTATTCAGGATCACCTGTCTTCTCGCTCAGACGCAGGTAACATTCGCCCATCTCTCTATCTACAGCAGTGTAGATGTTAGGCAAGAGTTCACTCTCGATTTCAGTAGCACGAGTCGCAAAAGCGGCGATTTCTTCTTCAGTATAGATCGCACCTTTACCTTGCGACATAGCCTTCTCGTTAGCCTCTGCCATGGTCTTAGCCTGTTCTGCCTTACTTGCCATCTCGTTGCGAAGTTCACGCACGGTATTCACCTGCTCCTGCAGGGAAGGAGAGAGAAACGGACGGATCTGCATCAGATTAGGCATCGTAGCAGCAATACTCTCACCGTTTGGATTGGCTACGATACCATTGTAGGTGAGCGGCTGGATGGTGGTGTCCGGTTTCAAGTTAGGGAAGAGAGATTGCTTTGCCTCTTCCATGGCTTTCTTCTTCTGAAGTTCGGCATATTCAGCCTGTTCCTTCTTGGTGGGTCTGCCCACACGTCGCTTATCAGAAGCAGATGCTGCGCCGCCGGTATCGAGGGTTTGCAGATAAGTTACCATCTGTCGCACACGACGATGGTAATCTCTAAATCGGCGAGAGTCTTTGACAAAGGATTTCGCCTTAACAACATTGCTCAAGATGTCAAGTCCCTGCTCAAAAGCCTCACGCTGGTCGGATGTAAGCATTCTTGCGCCAATGGCAGGAGCAAGGAGCTGAACAATCTGTTCTTTAGATAAATTTTCCATAAATCCTTATTTTTGTTGTTTGTTTGAATTTTAAGAATAATTTTTGCCCATTTTTGGCTTAATTTTCGATTAAATGTCAAATTAAGCGGTTTTAAGAACGCTTGATACGACATAAAACCGAAAATAAGCTTTTTTTTTAAACTCTTAGCACAGAAGAGGGGTTACGAATATTCGGGAGCCAGCCTGATTGTTCTTATAGCCTTCGCTGCTATCATCCGATGCAGACTCGTTGGAGGTGTCACTCTTTGCCAAATCAGCTTTCTCTTTGGCAGCATCGAGTTTTGCCTGTGCCTCTGCCTTCTCTTTTTTCAGTAAGCGATGAATACTTTCCCTTATAGTAATGGCATCATCATGGGCAAGAGAACGGGTCAGTTTATCAAAATTGATAACTGATGTACGCTGCTTGAGATAGGCGGCTACAAGTTGGCGAGCCTTCTTCAGCATCTTGTCGTTCTCATCAGCCTGCAAAAGGCGAGGGATGAAATCTTCGCCAAATGCTTCTTCCAGGTATTCGCTCTGAATGAAAAGCATATCGGGGATGAGACGCACAAACTTATCTCTGTTGCCGTAAATATCAAGATATGGACGCAAAGACTCGCAGGTAGGGAAAAGCAAATCCTTGTGGTAGTAGTAGTATTCGCTTTCCTGCCACAGGGTTACGATTTCCTCTATTGCTTCATGCCGTTTGGTCTCGGCTTCGGTTGCGGCATCATTACCGCTATCCGTATGCTCGCCCGAAGTGTCGATAGGCATAGGAGTATTTATCTCCTTTGCCCATCCTTCCAAGAGGGAAAGCATATTATTGAGAGAAATCATGGCGGTCTCTCGATAACTTCCTTTGCCCTGTGCTATCTGGTCTTTTGTAGCCGCGGCAAAGTCACTGCTGGAAGCCACGTTGATACCGGAGCCATTGATAGAGAGAATTTGTTTTTCTACATTCTGCGCCATCGCATCATTTGCAACCATGCGTTGCGCATAAACCAGAAGTTCGCTCCAGGGATTATCAGTATAGTTGCCATTGATCACCGTATCGCAGAAATCATGAGGCTCGATACTTGCATAGTACTTGCAAAGTCGGTCATAGAGCGAAGCTCCTAAGCGAGGTTTCAAAAAATCCTTCTCGCTATTATCAAGCATACCTTGCAAGTTGGCCACCTCGTCCACGGCATTACTCGGAATTTGTAGCCGGAGTTCTTGATTAGTGAAGAGTATCATATCCTTATATTTTTTACCTTTTTACCTTTTTACTTTTTTACCTTTAAACGCTTTCCTGCTTCGTAACTCCCGTTTTTGAGTTATCGAGAGTAGTCAGCACCTCTCTGTCTATCTGCCAAACCAGGTGCTCGTCGTATTCATTGAAACGAGAGATAACCTCCAAAGGTCGCAACATCAACTGCTGCAGAATAGCAAACTGTATCTGTTTTACTAAGAATCGCTCTCGCAAGTCCGTACCACCCGATGAAGCCGTATCACCAGGAGTATTACCGATGAGCTTTGCGTCAAGACCCATAGCAAAGAAGATGATACTTGAAATCTCCTGCAACTCGGTCTTGTCAGCACTCGCCTGGTCGTTAGCCTTCGTTTCAATCTCTACGATTTCCCAAGCCTTATGCTCCTTGCCATCCGAGCCAATAAAGGTGGAAGAAACAAGTGCCTGTCCTGCATTGCTTGGATTGGAAAGCCATTCGTTAACAGAACGAAATACCTCATTCTGAATATCACGCAATTCCTTCTTCTTCTTCTCCCCCTGCTGCTGATAGAGCTTGGTGATGTAGTCTTGATGAACATAGATGACACGTCCGATGATGTTGCTATTGCGCTTGCGGGTAAGGCGATCATCTACGATGGTGAAGGCATATTCAAAGATACTGCCGGCAAAGATACTATGCCAGGCTGCCTCTGCATAATAGGGACCGCCATAATCTCGCGGTGACATGATAAATCGGGTAGGGCGCTTTTTCACGCTCACTCTCTTCTGTCTTGCCTCACGCACGTATCTCTGAAGGTCTTTTACCGCAGAAGTGGACTGCAAGAACGGAATAGCCGAAACCTTACGGTCTTCTTCCTTGAGAGTAGTGGCAGACATGGAGGCATCCATCCATTGATTTGATACATACGCATTGTTGATGCGATAATTGCTATCTTGCCGTTCCAGTCTGGTAGTAAAGATACTGCGATGTTTCAACCCGATAACCTTGGGCTTCCAGTTGGCAGTATCAACTGGCTTCCTGTCAGCATTCAGTTGACGTTGGTTCAACTGCAATTCCACAAAGCATTGTGACATCAGAGCCATATCGCCAGCCATGTCAAGATAAGTCTGTGCAAGATCGTTTTCTTCTATAAACTGACGCACCTGCGCATTTGTCTCTTCCCATTTCTTCAAGTCATCCTTCAACTGCTTCATCTCTTCTGAATCCTCATTACCCTGTGCAGGGTCAGAGAGATTGATAGAGATAGGCTTTTCCTCAGACGTACTATTCTGTTGCGATTGCCCATTCTGTTGTGCCTGTTCTGCTTGCTGTCGTTCCAGACGAGCCTTTTCTTCTTGCGCCTTCAGTTCGGCTATCTGACCTCGGAGCAATACACCTGCGGTCTTATAAGGGATGTACTTTTCCGTGATGTTCCCGCCTACATACTGGGTGTAGTGGTATTTAGGTTGTGGACCACGACCTACCAAGATTTTCTTGATAAAATCAAATCCGGCTGCGGTGAATGGAGACATACGGGTAAGCAGCCATACGATATTAGGCTTTCTGTTTCCAAATCCCCATTCCATAAAACCAAGGCCAGGCGTACCTACATCTTTCGGCTTGTTGAAGCTTTCGCCTCCGCTTGAAGCAAAGATAGTAGATACCTGTTGCCGAGCCGCGGACTCTCCGCCGGAACAACTTGCGCTTGCTCCTGCTTCATTCAGAAGCATAGAGTGTACGTATTCATTCCACGAAAATGCCTTATACCCACCATTGTTAGGTGAGATAAAGGCATCAGGGCGCACGGCTACGTAGCCTTCCTGCTTCAGTTCCTCACTACGTTTTTGGTACTGTTGCAAGTTTGTGACTCTGTTCTTACTTGTCATAGTGTTATCTGTTTTTTCTGAGTATGTGATTGCAGAGGGTAAGGCAAAGATGGCGACCCACGCACACCTTCCTCTTCTTTCCTCTGTTTGATGGTGTAAAGGTAGAGAAAAATATTATATTCGTAAGGACAAAGGAGTTTTTAAAGGTAAAAAAGTAAAAAGGTAAAAAGGTAAAAAGAGCCTGGCGGAATATTGCCCTGCTTATTTTTACCCTTTTACCTTTTAAAGCAAGAATGTTCTTTTTACCTTTTTACTTTTTTACCTTTAATAGCTAATGATGATCATAAAATCCTTGGCGATGGAGGAGATGGCATTACTGATGCAGTCTCCGATTTCGAGCCTTTGAGAGTGAGGATTGGAATACCAATCTCCATCGGCTCTGCCTCTGCTTGCGCAGGTTCTTATTCGTATTGTTGCCATAAAAGATTATCTTTTGTTACGGTGGAAATGCAGTTACTCCAGGGATAGGGACTTGGGCGATGATACTTATCCTGATAACGACAACCGCCTCTGTCGCCGTGTATCTTGCGATATGCCTTCGCTTCTTCGGTTCTATAGTGGGTAATAATGGCTTGCTTAATCATATTTTATTCATAACTGAAGGCAAGGAGATTATCCTTTGTATGGAAGGTACCGATACACTGCATCAGGAAGCTGTCACGGAAGAAGATGGCTTTATCCCGATAATCGTTGGTGCCAGTCTGCTTGCGTACTTCCTTGGCGTGCTCTGTTCTTGCCTCGTGAATGGCTAATATCTTAATCATATTCATATATTACATAAGGCGATGTATTACCCAAACCATCTTGATTGGTATAACTATCGCCGCTATTGAATTGGGTTACTGCATTCGCAATATCCTTGCGTGGGCGATTGCGAACCTTGCCTTTATGGTCTCGGGACCATCCGATATAATGCTTTTCAGTCATATCTTAATAATAACATTGTATGCTGCCCATGGTTGTCATACAGCCCTCCCCATCCGTCATATCTCGATGATAGGGCGGTAGAGTAGCCTTCTAATCGTGGGCATAAAGCCTGGAATCGTTTTACGAAAGGGATAACATTATTCATACTCTAACAATATTTTCGGTTTATCAACATCGTGCCCTTTGCCCCCACCACATAGGCATAGAGCGATACCTTTAGGGTGAACGATGATACCGTTTTGGGAAGGACTATATGAGCCGAGGATGATGGGGCGATTATTATTCATACACAAATATAATTCCTGTTGCATCAAATCCATCACGTTTTGTGAAGAGAAAATTGCGGATGCCCATTTTAAAGTAATTGGCTTTTATCGTATGAGATAGCGAAATACCCCCCCATAAACCGGATTGATGGCTTTTTTATTCAAACTCATTTTCTCTCCAAAAACTGATGATACATACTTTCCAACTTAGGATTTGAAAACTTGCCGTTCTCTTTCCAGTCATTGAACAGCGGCATGATGATGTCTTCGTGAGCGGAAGAAAGCTGTTCCTGCAGTTCTTGAGGAGTGCAATGCCAAAGATGCGTCTCTTCCAGATAAAGGGTGAGGATGGCTTTCAATGCCATGGCGTTCTCGTGGCTCGGCTCTATCTCGAACTGATGGAAGACGCAGGTATCTTTATCGTTTGCCTGGAGGAACTTGCTGACGGCTTCATCTTTCAAGAAGAACCTTGTATCTACTTCTTCCTGTAACACATCTTCCAGCTTTCTTTTCAGCGGAATAGGGGCGGGAAACTGGTAATCGAAGGCTACATCTTTTCTCATTGAGAGACAGAAAACACGGTCGCGATTCTGCGGAACACCATAGTCTTTGGCATTGAGTCTTGCCCATCGGCTTACGTAGCCGAGGGATGAGAGCTTATCAAGCCACTTCTGGAAATCGGGCATGAACTTTTCGCTTACCAGTGCTGCCACGTTCTCCTGGAGCAGATACTTCGGACGCAATACTTCTACTGCATCGGCTACTCGCCACAATAAGGCTGAGCGGGTATCGGAACCTTCCTTCAACCCCATCTGCTTGCCGGCTTGCGATATATCCTGACAAGGTGAAGAATAGGTAAAAAGGTCGATTTCTTGCCCCCCCACATTATTCTTTACCTGTTGCCAGTCGATTTTGGTTATATCGCCCAAGGCTTTATCCGCAAACTGAGGAAAAATAAGATCGTGCATCTGGCAGGCGTATTTATCTATATCGCTCCAGCCTACGCACGTCCAGCGGAAATCAGGATGCTGCTGGGCGAGCACATCGGCTGCCATGAGCTGCGAGTCGTAACCGGAGAAGGTGGTGAGGATAAGTTTCTCACCATCGTTCTTATCTACCGGATAGACAGGCAGTTGGTCTTCTGGGAAGAAATCAGCAAAGAACGAAGTCTGCGCCTCGGGCTTTCTTTCTTTTGGGTACCAAAGCTGCTGATATACGGCTGTAAGCACGTCAACACAAATAGAATTTCCTGCTTGCTTGTATTGTTGGGAGGCCGATATAAACATATCCTCTGCCTTTCCTTTACCTTTATAGTCAGGCACTCGCTCGGCTGCCTGGGCATTGGTGCTCTGCATCGTGCGGATCACATCATCTCGCACACCCATGAGTCGGAAACACTCGAAAGGTGTCAGCTTTCGGATGGCATAAGACTTGATAGTCTTATCCTTGAAATTGAACTTTGTTATCATCTTGTTTTTGCTCTATAAATCGTTTCTTTTTCTGTTTATAATTCCACAAACACAAACGGATTGCTGCTGGCAGCCGTGAGTGCATTCACCAATTTGCCCCCTAAAATCGTGCGGCTACGTCTTAGGGCAGAAGTGGGGTAGTTTAAATCGGCTACACCGAAGACTGGGCAATCGGTATAGCCTAATTCTGTTGCCTGACGGATACGCAGGAAGGTTTCGCCCTCTATATCCACGATTTCAAGAAACGGACGGTCGGTAGTGGAATATATCCGATAGAGAGAACCATCGGGATAAAAACCATATCTCTTTCCGTTCTTGATAATCGTTCCTCGCTTGTATTGAGGTTGGTTATTGCTACTCATATTTTTCCGTTTATAACTCCTCTATCAGAAACACGTTCTGCTCCCACGCATTGATGGTAATGGTAGGGCAGAGGCGCGTGTTTAGAATGCCGCCCTTATTCTCGCCTCGTGGGTATTGGTAAAAGCGATGGTTACTCATACTCTATCAATATGCCTGTACCAAACTTACCGGAAGTAAGAATGTTCTTTTTACCTTTTTACCTTTCTTAGAACGGTAGGTCACTATTCGGATCATTATAGCCAGGCATTGACGTATAATCCTGCGAACCATCTGCTGGTGGTACGTATGCGGTAGCGCTGCCGGCTGCGCCGTATGCTTGCTGCGGATATGGCTGCTGAGTGGTAGTAGCCTGCGGCTGATAGAGGCTGGCGATACGCTTATTCATGCGGGTACGTATAGCCTTGAAGAGATGGGTGTTCTCATCATTATAATCCTGATTTACGATGTCAGGGTCTTTCTCTTTGCTAAACTCCTTCACCTGTTCTACGAGTTTTGGGAAAGCTTTGGCTGCTGCCTTGACGTACTCGGTGGAGAATGACATTTGCATTTCGTGGGTAGGCACACTCTTGTCGGTGTCGCCACGCTCGATATTACTCTGTCGAATCTTATTCTTGTACGAATCTTTAAAAGGCTCGATATGAACTCTAAACTTAGCCACCTGTACGTTGACATTATTTTTTTGATATGACTCTACTCGAATTTCGTTCACATCGAGAGGAATGCAGACGTAAGGGCGCTGCTTATTCTTCTCGTCGATACCTACTAAGACCTTGGCACCATTCAGTGCCAAAAGGTCAATGTTTCCATTGTACTTTGCCATAAATCTTCTATTTTTTTTATTATAAGAGCAAAACAGCCCTTTTTGTTTTTACCTTTCAATATCCTTCAAAAGCAAGATTGCTCTTTTTACCTTTTTACCTTTTTACTTTTTTACCTTTAATTTCTCCATTTCCTCATTCTCCTTCGATAGTCTTTCAAGATGTTCAAGAACAAGGGAGTAGGATTGATTATTTACCTGGTCTTCCGTCAAGCCGGCATACTTTTGCATGGTGGCAGTGGTAGCGGTGTAGATTTCAAGCGGAGTGCTTGGCTTCTGCTTCTTGAGAGGCTGCACCTTGAACACATGAGGGAAACGCTTACTGAGCGTGTGCATCGTACCCGTCCACCAAAACAAGATAACCTGCCATTGCGTGTCAGGAAAATCCTGAAAATAACAGGCATTCTTCGTGCATTGATCCAACTCGTAGTGATAATCATGCTTGATGATTCCAGTATTACTATCCACATACTGCGTCACACCATTGAAGATGATGGCCAAGAACATGGATTTCGCCTTATCTACGTTCATCACCTGCTGCGCTATCTGCGTCTCCGAAAACGTTCCACGTTCCTTCATCTTAACGAGGGAATTACTCAACTTGGTGTAAGTTCCCATCATGTCAGAGGCAAAACGGTATTGTGCCCAAGAGAAACCATCAAGGTCACAACGTGGACCCTGGAAGGTCTTTGACCTACACCACCACTTGCGCTTTCGCTCAACATAGTCATAGGGTAGGGAAGTCAGAAACGTTCCACTCTTATTATCAAGCCAATCTAAAACACCTGCACCCTGTGAAAGATATTCTACAGAGTTCCTGTCATCCGTCTTAGCTTTCGGGGCGAGCCAATATTTGATTTGCCAAAGATAAAGATGGAAAAGACTATCCTTGTCCTTTTTCTCTCTATACTTCTTGCCATCCTTGCTCAGGAAACAGGTATAATACTGTTCGTCGATAGGCAACCTCTCGTCAGGGTATTCGACAATCTGCAGATTAGAGAGTGCAAAGAACATGGCTATCTTGACGTTTTCCATGGAGAAAGGGTGATAGCGGTCTGCCCGTTCCACCTGTTCTCTCATCACGTCTGCGATAAGTTCCAGTTGCGCTCTGCTACACGCATTCCAATTTTTCGGAAGAGTAAGATTCATATTAAATGAGAAATTAGAAATGAGAAATGAGAGCAAGCCTACTCTTTTTACCTTTAGAAGCAGGAATGCTCTTTTTACCTTTTTACCTTTTTACCCTTTTACCTTTAAAACGGTGCCTTCCCCCGTAGTAAGCGAACCGTACTTGATAGCATCAAGCCTGCGTAGCCAACCTTTCAGAAAGCGCACCTGCGAAGGTCTCTTTTCGACAATTCGCTCATAGAATTGCTTACGGCGAGCCTTCAAGCGATTGAAGAATACCTGCGGGTCTTGGCGGTTTAAGGCCGCAAGCGTCTTTTTGCCCACGATGCCATCCGCTTTCAGCCCCAACATAGCCTGTGTAATGGTAATAGAAGGAGTACCGCTGCACCAGATCCAGTCAACGAGAATATTGGCAAGGTTCTGGTTTTTGATTTCGTCTGCACGCCATCGTTTCCAGAAGCAACGGCGCATCACCTCGATGGCATCGGCATCAGAGATGAGCTTCAGATCATCTACATCAATATCGCCATCGCCATCCTTATCGTAGCCCTGCATACGCCAAGTGGCGATGGTCACACCCTTATTTGTTGCGCCACCTCTATCCACAGGATCGTTGACAAACCCTCCCTCGAAAGAAAGGATGAATTTTGCGATAGAATCTATTTTAGCCATAATCTATTTTCTTTTTCTTATTCTGGTGCAAAAATAGGAAAAAGAAAAATATTGGAGAGGACAAAAAAATAAAGGAAGCCTCCCTGCGACTTGGTAGGCGCAAAAGAGGCTTAGAGAAAAAATATATCAACCTTAAAAATGTTATCCTGAACTTTTTACTCACTTTCGCTTACATCGTAGCGTGAGCGGACATATAGTCCCATATCTTAGTACAATCGTCTTCTTCGGGTTGCCAGTCTGCATCCTGGAAATAGAAGAGATAAGCAGCCTTGATGATTTCATCTTCTGTCATATCGCTACACAGGTCAGCATACATGGCATTGAAGGCAACATACTTATCCCAATCGTTCACCTTTTCACGGAACTTCATGCCCTTGGTGGCATTCGCTATCTGCGATTTAGTCCAATGCGCGCCGGTTCCTACCAACTCACCATTCTCACCTTTCTTGCTGTACACAAGATGGCAGACATCATGGTTGGCCATTTTCTCACTGTAATGACGATCATAGAACACTGCGTGCTGGTGACGGAGGATGCACCAGTACAATTCCGGATTTGTTTCCTCTAAGGAGGCGAGGTCGCAGCTTAACTGTTCCATCGCCTCCATCATCTTCTTCTCGGTAGCCACGCCGTGAGCGCGGGCTTGATCTATCAACTGAATATACTTCATCGTTTCTTACCTTTCCTTTTGTTAGTGGATAGTCATGCGATGGTGAGAGTTAAAGGAGCATCGCACACAAAAGTCTTGCTGCAGGAGCAGCAGGCTACCTTGACAAGACGGTTTTTCACACTGCCAAGAGATGTGGTGACATTCGTGATTGCCGTAGCGGAGAAAACAGGAATGGTGAAATCCTGACTTACTACCTGCGAGCGGGTGCAGCAGGAGCCACAGTTGCAAGGCACGTAACTGATAACACCTTCTACGTGAATGGTTATGAGATATTGCGAAGTACCCACGTTGGCAATACTCTTTACTGAGAACTGAGGGTTGAAAACCGGAGTCTCGTCCACGCATGAAGGAGCACAGAGCTGCTGCGTGATATTTACATCATAATAGGGAGCAGTGGCGGTTGCACCTACCGCAAGCGTAGCCATGATGCAGGCTGGAATTGTTCTTTTATTCATAGTCTTTTCTGTTTTAATAGAGCGACGACTTCACCGCCGCATTAATGTTTCACCTGATAGCCCTGCGCATTCTCTACCGGAAGGTTCTTCTGAAGAAGGTCGGCGAGTTCGTCAAGATCCTCCTCGTCAAAGGTTATCACACCCTCCAGGATAGAGAGCGGTCCTTTGTAGCGAAGCTGATCTACTACGTCGTGTGCCATCTGAGGAATGCTTTCTTCGGGAATATTCCCGAAATACTTAGCAAGCATCGGAGTGACAAGCGCATTGACCACAGGCTGAATCATCGGTTCTACATCGGCTTGCAGAGAGTAGTTGCCGCTTACCAGCCCCATGCTGCCGATGGTAGCCTGGAGAGACTGGAGCATAGGCAAGCGCATCAGATTGCCAGCCGCTATCTGAGAGATGGCAGGGCGTGCCCATTCGGACACCACCGCTGCCAGGATTTGCGAGTTCTTGTAATCCATATCGTTTTTCCTTTTATCCGAAAATACGGCTACTGATTACAAGCGCATCCGCATCCCATCTGACAAACATTGCCTGATGGAATCATCATCTTGGTAACATTCAAAAGTGAAGCCACCTGCGATTTCAGCACGTCGATGTTGGCGTTGGCAGCGGCATTATATGCCATCTGCTGTGCGTTGACCGCCTGCTGTGCATCCTTGTTGGCATCCACCTTGTTTTCGAGCTGACGAATCTTACCGTCAAGATACTGAGTAACATCTACCATCTTCTTGTCGGTATAGTTCTCACTCTTCTGGATAGCAAGTTCCGTCTTCAATGTAGAGTTCTCCTGAATAAGGTTGGTCTCACTCTTAGTTACAAAGCGTGCATCCGGATCACTCGGATTGGCAGTCATTCCATTGTTACCTCTACCGAGGTTAAACAAGGATGCACCGCCACCCAGCAAACTGGTAGCCAAACCTGCGATACCAAGTCCAAGGGCGGTATTACCCAATCCCTTGCTGGCAACATCATAGTTGCCATCATTCGTTTTTACCTGCATAGTGATTAAAAAAGTTTTAATTCTTCCAATATTGGAATCACTTGCAAAGATAAGGGGAATCGGGTAAAGAAAAACGGGATTTCTATGAAATATCCTTACTATAAAATCATAAAGAATGATTTCTAATAGAAAGATAAAGAAAAATTATATGCACCTTTCTGTTTGCTTGATTTTACATAATTTCTTCTAATGATGCAATATAAGGTATTGCTTCTTCCTTAATAATATCAAGCAAAAGTTGAGCAGAGCGTTTCATCGGAACATCTTGCATATAATGGGCATTACTCATTAGGTTTTGCTCTAAAGATACGATAGGTTTTGCTACGAGGGTAGGATGATTCTTTAGGTATAGCTTAGGGGCGAAAGTTATCCACTGCGTTTCCTCTATGACTGCAAGTGCTTCTTCCGGATCACTAATCACGCATTTTATGTTCAGCTTTTTTAGGTCTCTTTGGATATACTGCTGACAGGTATCAAGCTCCCGTTCACCAACATCAGGCATAATGACAGGAAACTTCAGCAAGTCTTCATACGATACTTCACTTTTATGTGCCAAGGGGTTTGTATTTCTCATAACCGCATAGACACGGAAAGGAATACATGGCAAAGATTCGATACCTTCATGCTTATATGCGGTATTCATCGTGAAAGCAAGGTCAATGCTATGCGATCGAAGCGAGCGATTTAATATATGAGCCTTGTTGAAATCCGCATTGATTCTTACATTAGGGTATCTCTTCATAAAAGTAAGAGCGGCCACACGCACGTATGGAGCTATAAAAGAACCTACACCAATATGCAACTCACCCGTGATACAATTATTAAGAGCATGAATATGTTCCTTGCAGTCTTCTGTCTGCTTGAGAATTTCCTTCGCACGAGGCAATAAAGTTTCACCGCTTTCAGTCAGCATAATGTCATGCGAAGTTCGTATCAAAAGTTTGCAGCCGAGTTCTTCTTCCAATGCTTTGATATGCTGACTGACTGCCGATTGGGTTACACAACAATAGGATGCAGCTACACTGAATGAAAGTGTTTCTGCTACATAAACAAACGATCGCAAATGTCTTAACTCCATACTTCTCTTATTTTTATAGTTAAAATGATAAATTAAAATTTTACGGTGCAAAAATAAAGAAAATATTTCGCAAGACATTTACCTTTGCATTAAAAAATACTTATAATAAGATTATTTTTCTTGGAAAAGCATAGCTTTTACATCATCATACATCGCCATTTCCAACTTCTCGCCATCGTAATGACCAAGGGCGAGCAACTGCCCGTTTTCCTGGGTAGTCTGTTCCCCGCTCTGTGCATCCGCACGGATAATCATGATGTCAAACTCCCTGATTAAGTTTTTCAACTTATGAGGGTCGATCATAATCATATCATTGCGGGCTTGCTGACGAATACGCTGGATGTCGGCTGGAGTCAATATCTTGCCAAACTTCTTGTTCGCATCACGCACGGCTTGCGCTTCGATGTCAATACGCTGCTGTTCATAAGCCTCCGTGAGCAACTGAAAATTCTGCCATTGCACTGTGTGTTCCAAGAACCGACGAAAACCCTTTTCGCCTTGAGCCAACGCTATGGTAGCAAGGGATTCTTCTATCAGGAGAGCCTTATCCTTTGCTTGCCAGTGAATAAGCCCACAACGGTTAAATTTCTCTACGATAGCAAAAGCCTCTAAGACGTTGCCTAATTCCTTCAGAAGCTTGTACTGATTTTTATTTTTTCTTTTAAATGGCCACCACATATTTCAAATACTTAGTTTTACTCTTTTGTTATGATGCAAAGATAATAAATAGGGTAGTAGTGAGAAGGACAAAAAGAAAGCCCCGACACTTCGCCTTACGTCATGGAAGGCTTAGCATCGGAGCTTTGAATGTATAATGTATAGAGTAAAACAGCCGATTAAAAACTCATCGGATTGTCAGAGGGAGCGATTATTCATCAGTTTCGCCAAGCGTTGAGGTTTCATCATTGATAGATGCTACCTGCTTGCTTCGCTTAGCTGACTGTCGGGAAGCGGAATTGGTTTCGCTCTTATCAGTTCCGCTTACACTTCCCCCGCTGTGCCTGCGCCGGAAAGGAGAGAATCCCAACCACTTTCAGGTGCGGCAATCTCATAGCGGCCATACATTGTAGGGCTAAGGGTGCCACTCAGTGTGACTGTACGATCATCCTCTGGCTTCTTACCTGTATCACCCTTGATGTTACCAGAGTCGTACTTGAAGTCGTGCTGCTTGTCGTAAACGATGATTGATTTATCACCATCCTCGATGATATAGCCGCACTTGAGGTTATTGAGACCACGAGCCACATACGCAGAACCAGCGCTTACGCTCTCAAGAACGTAGTCCAAGGTCTGCTTAAAGCCCCTTCGATAGCCCAAATTCTCCCAGGTATGACCCTGACCGCCATCCTGACACTCGAACTTGAAAAGACCCTTACCCTTCTTGAAGGATGCAGCAGTCAGTGCTGCATAAGTATTCTTGCCTGCCTCTGGCTCAAGAGGGGCAGCAAGGTCACTCTTGATAAAGAGATATACGTTTACGCCAAGACCACCGAAGTTCTCCAAGCACTCATTCTCGGAGAGAATATCCTTGATCTCAGGGCATGTTACATTTTCTGCCATAATTGTATCTTTTTAATGGTTAAGTAAAAACGACGGCCACTATATTCCGTCAGGTCAAGCGACCGTCGCCGAGGATTTATGTTAAAGCTTAGTAAGATGTGAATACAGGATTACTCAGCAGCCTTGAAGAAGGCGGTGAAGCCCATGCTCGTGCCAGTAGCGATAACCTGAATCTTCTTCTCGGTGCTACCGTTGCTCCAGTGAGAGAACTTATCCTGGGTACCCTCTACGGCTTCGAGAGTGACAATCTGGTTCGCGGTAGTCTCAACTGGCTTGGTGTAGGTCTCATCGTTCACCTTCACGCTACCATCGGTAACCTCAGCACCTTTCTCGTGAGCGAGAGTGATGACGAGATTAGAGTTGGTGTAGTCGCCAGCCACATACTCAGCAGGAGCAAGCGAACCGTCTGACATCGCAAAGGCGTATTTGAACGGATTGCGAGGGCCCAACGCTCCCTGAATTGACTGAATCTGAAACTGTACATCACGCATATCGGTGTCAGTGCCAACCTTAACACCGACATAAGTCTGGTTGCCCAAGGTATCAACTGCGTAAACGAAGTTCTTAGGAACGGTAACATACATACGGTCACCCTCACCGAAGTCTGCAATAGGGCAGAGAGTTACACGAGAGAGACCTGGGAGCTTGAAGTTACTACCGTCTTTGTCGTAGTCAACCTTGAAGTTGCCATGGAACTTGTTAGCATAACCTGCAGCGATGTACTGGGCAGTCTGCTCACTCATGTAAACGAGTGTGTTCTGCTTGCGCAGACGGGCATCCCACTTCATGTGCCATGCCAGGAAGTTGTCGTAAGGAGTAGAGTCGTTGTTGTCAGTAGGCTCTGTGATTGACTCACAAGGAATCAAGTTGCCGTTAGCCTCACTGATAAGACCTGCCTCGATGTCGTGCTTGATACAGGTATGGAAACCATCGTACAATGCCAAAGCCTGATCTTTGGCTGGAGTAGTCTCGTCGCCCTTGTCGAGGTCAATATCACCGTTCCACAAGCAAGCGGTCAAGTTGTCGGCATAGTTGCTGAGGATAGCTGTAGCAGCCTCTGTAGAGAGAGGGTACTGACCCTGTGCATCCGTACCAAAAGGTGTCTCGCAGTACTTGTCGATGTTATCGGTATAATGGTCCCAAGCGAGCTTCACTGTGACCGTACGTTCTTTCAAGAATCCCAACTCGCTGTTCACCTTGGTGTGAACGTCCTTGCGGCGAGTCGTACCGCCCTTACGGAGCAAAATGTGGATGGTACGCTTGTACTGAACACCGGAGATAACGTCAATGCCCAGACGATCCATTTCGTCTGCGTCTGTGTAGCCAGGACCCATGAGGATTTCCTTGCTCACCTGTTCGGCTACATGCTGCAAGGCAGTAGTGCCGATGAAATCTTTTGGAAGTGTTGCCATAATAGTAAAGTGATTAATTTGTTTTTAATTTCTAATTTCTCATTTGTCATTTCTCATTCAGAACTACTCCTCGCCACGCATAAAGCGCTCGAATGCCTCCTTTCGCTCCTTGTTGGTCTTGTAGAGTGAAGGGTCAAACTCACGGAGTTTCTTGGTCTGAACTCCCTCGCCATTATTCTGAGGAGCTGCACCCTGCGCTGGCTCTTCACCAGGGTTCTCACCGAGAGCCTTAATCTGAGCGTCCTTGTCGGCGATAGACTGGTTGGCGGTTGCAAGAGAATCCTGCGCAGCCTTCAAGTCTGCCTCTGCCTTCTCCTTGCCGGTAGTGAGGTTTTTGATTTCCTCATCCTTCTTGGCGATGGCAGTAGCGTGCTCTGCCTTCAAGTTCTCAAGAGCCTTCTCTGCATCAGCCTGTGCGGTCTTAGCAGCTTCGAGGTTGGCGTTCAGTTCATCAAACTTAGCTTGCAAGTCAGCAAGGTTCTGTTCTGCGGTAGTGGCTTTCTGCTCTGCATCAGCCACCTGCTGCTTATTAGCTTTGAGTGAAGCTTCGAGTGTGTCGAGCAAAGGGGCGTTCATGAATGCGCCTTCCTCCTTAACCTCAATCTCGCCTTCCTTCATGCCACAAGCGGCATTGATAAGTGGATAATTTGCCATGTCAATTTTATTTTTGTGATTAGAAGTTTCCTGTTTTGCAGAAGAAGCCTTGTCTGGCTCCAACTGAGGGTCGTGTGCCGGATGGTCGGATGGTTCGTTCAGACTGTTCTTAGTTTCATCTTCATCAGACGACTCTCTGCTGATAGGCTGCGCTACACCGTTATAAAGGTCAAAGCAGCGCTTAACGCAAGAAAGGAAGTTACTCTGATCATCCATCAGAATCCCCTTCACGTCTTCGGCATTGAATACCTTACCGTGCAGATGTTCATCCTTTGCGTTAGGACAGGCTTTCTTGATGTCAGCTCTGAACTCAACACCTAACTCGGCAAGCTCTTTTACCAACTTCTCGCTATCGCCATCATTGGCAACATCACGGAACTCACGGTTCTTGTCGAAACTCTCTGGGTCGTACAACTCGTGATAAGTTTCATCGGTAAACTGGTTTTTGCTGCCATCAGCCTGCGTGTAGAAGGATGCCATCACACCGATGCAACCGATTTCATCTTTCGGGTGCATGTAGTAACGCTCATCGCAGAGAGAAGCGAGATACATACCAGCCGATGCGCACATGCCGTCGATAAAGGCAATGACAGGCTGACCTAATGAACGGGCATAATTGATAGCCTGCTCGTAATCGTTCTTTGCCCAAGCCGAGCCGCCAGGAGTATTGATGATGAAGATGTGACCTCGACAGAGAGGATGATTGGCTGCTCGGATCATCATGTTGCGATGGTCGATAGAACCATAGGAGCAACCGCCACCATTTCGAGTGATAGGTCCGTCGATGGTAAGTACCGATACAAACGGGAAGTTCTGTGCTTCCTCATCCTCCAAAGTCCACTGACCTCTCACCTGCTTGCCATCCTCGGAAATCTGATATTCCTCTGGGTAAAAGATTGAGCCATCGGCGGCTTTCACGGTTACGAAGCCGCAGGTAGGTGCAGGGCGTTCATACAAGGTATGGGCATTCAGATTCTGTTCCAATGCCTTGCGGATTCCGTGAACAAAGTCAGGCGAAATCATCCACTTCTTCTCGGTAAGGATTTCGTAGAGTCCTTTCATAGTGGAAAATCAAAAGTTTAATTAATGTATGTTATGTTATCCTTGAAAACAATTCTTTTTACCAGAATGTCTCATTTGTTATTGATGCAAAGGTAATAAATAGGGTAGTAGTGATAAGGACGTAAATCGGCTACACTTCGGATATAGAAACAAAAAACCCTGCTATCTTCACAGACAGCAGGGACAAATTCTACATTATAAGAAAATGCAAAACGATCATTTTTTTCATGGATATAATAAAATATGAGAATTAAAAAGATTCATTCCAAACGACGGCTATCCGATAGAGATCGGAATATACTCCGACATCGCCTTACAGGTAGCCGTTACGCTACAAGTCTCGGCTTCGTTCTGATTGGTTCTACTATCAGTAATGGCGAAGGTAGGAGGCAGCGTATAACAGAGATAAAGAGAATCATCCTGCTTACGTAAGACTATATAATAGTCATTTCCGTGCATTTTTTTGATAATTTCGGCTATACGCTCCTTGCCATTCTCAAGATTGGCGGTAATCTCGAAGGAGAAAACGGTGCCAACACCAGCTTCCTGAGAAGTCTGCTTTGCCGTGATGCTTTCGGCTACTACACATTGTTCATTCTCTTGCAGCGATAAGTGCAATGCCTCGCCAGCAAAACGACAGTTGTTGATCTGCAAAATTCGCTGCATATTCGGTGGGATAGGGATGGTGCTATCCTGCACCGAATAGAAATAGGCATCAGTGACACCTTCAAGAAATATTTCTTTGCAACTTTCTGGTAAATCCATACGTTCAAGTATTTTAATTTATTTTTTAATATTCTTTAATTATTCGTTTAACACCTATTTAATAATAGAAATTATAACCATTGTATGCCGTCAATATGCGTCATTTTGTCCCTTGTGTCACCAAACTGCATATCGGCACAACTGTAAGACTGATAGTTGATATGTTCGGTCTTAAACCATCTTACGATGATGCGACGGAGATTGTCTTTCTCAGCCTCGCTATTCTCGATGCCGTATCTCATCAGGTATCGCTCCAGCATGGAACTCCTGGAACGAGCAATGACTTTGCCTTTGGAGGTGCAGAAATCGAAGGTGCTCAATGCCCATTCTATCAGACTGCGCTTAAAGGTGTTATTCAGTGAGACTACGAGTTGCCTTACACCTTGCGTATCGAGCGTAAAGGTAGGTTTTACATGATAAACCGTATCTACCATTTCCACTTCGCTGGGCAGACGGATGCAAAGGTAGTCTTCGTTCAGTCCCTTGGCGAAATCCTTGCGACCATTGAGCTGCTGCACCTCATTATAGGAGAGCCAGTCGTTTGCATCACGAGCTATCATTACCTTGCCTCCTGCCGGACCCTTGCCCGTGAGCATATTGCACCATTGCTGTTGTGAGAAACAAGCCATATCGACGTGGGTATTCTTAGCGGCATTGATGAGCGAGTTTCGCATGATGAAGTATTCGTGCGTGTAGGCATTAAATACCACCGGTTCCTCATGCTGCAAGATATAGTCTGGCTCTCGGTGTCTGAAGAACTGACACCGGCTCAATGGGAGGCGAAGGTAAATATTCGGCATAATTTCTTATTTATTTATCATAATTGGTGTTAGCATTCAAAACTTGGGTCTATCACTCTCATTCTGGTTATAATCAGATGATGAATCCAGAAACCCACTTCCTTAGCGTTAGGATGCGCCTTACCAGTCGTTTCACGGAAACGGAGGTCGAGAATATGTTTCCACTCTTCGAGATTGTAAGTATAGGCTACCACCGTATAAGTATCGAGAGGAAGAATGCCGCGGGCATCCTGCGGTTTCAGTCCAGATTTCAGCAATCGACGATAGAGCCAGTCGCTCACCCTGCATCCAGTCTTATACAGGAATTTCTGCCATCGTGTACCCTCGCTCAACCAGTGAGGTCGGGCAATCTGCACACCACCTTTCTTCTCCATATTCACATAGCGGGTACTTTGCTCGCTGATGCAGTTGGGAGAAGTGCGATTCAGTTCACGGCTGGTGCTGATCTGCGTAGTCACTACCATGGTCATGCGAAGGAGATAAAGCGCTTCCTTGCACTCATACTTCTGAGCCTTTTGGATGAACTCTTCTTCCTTCACGCTAAATTTGGATAGCATTTCCAGTACATTTCCATGCTCGCAGAGGAACTGCATATTACTACTGATCCATACCTTATGGTCTTTCACCTCATAGCTGATATAAGGCGATGCAGTCAGGAAAGCCCAGATATAACGAGGCAATCTGCTTTCATGTTTAAGGAAGAAATAAGCAGATCCATGGCGATACATCGAGCGATGCCCACTCTCCCAGAATCGGTTGGCCAACTTAGTAGCCTGCTCCTCCAGGAAATCCTCTTTCTGTTCATCAGAGAGATTTTCATCAGGCTCTTTTCCCTTACTCTTATAGCAGATTCTGCCTACACTGGCAATCTGTTGCGCAGCGGTCTTCTGTGGCCACCACTCCACATCAGGAATAATCATTTTCATAATTTCTGTATTTCTTAAAACTAATATATAGATTTCTTCTAAAGGAGTTTTAAGGAAGCGACTATCAGTTTGGAGAGTGCTTTCCTTACTTCTTCTTCTGATAATTGGATTCCATCCCTGTTGAGGAGTTTCCTGCCTATAGAAGTTACAGTACAGAACAAGTCATATTCGGTACCATTATTGAATACTATGTAATCGAAAACGTCAATATCCAATCTGACACGATGCTCATCACGCTCGGTGCGGTTTGGATCAATGCCACGAGCCTTTAAGGTTTCCGGCTTAGCAGAAACATAGATGTTGACCAAATCAATATCAGGGAAAGCTTCGCTCAGTGCCACCAAACCCTTTTCGTCAATGACGTAGATAGCGGTACCTTTTATCTGACCCACTTCCGTCCAGTACTTATAGCCTCCATACTCGGTATAAGCAAGCATCTTTTCTTTTGTGGTATGACATTCTTTCACAAAATGATGTTCTCTGCCTTCCACTTCGCCTTCTCGCATCGGACGGGTAGTATATGAACAAAGTACCTCATATCCGGTGACATAGGAAAGCATTCTTGCCACCGTATCTTTTCCTGCTCCTGACTTACCGATAATGGTGATTATCTTTTGTTTCATATATCTTATTTTGTAAATATATTTATTAAAAATAGAGATTTATAATGACATCCCGAAACATTCCCGAAACATTCCCGAAAGAATCATAAGAGAATCATAAGAGATTCATAAGAGATTCAACGAACAATTTGCATAGGATTTTCGAGAAACTTTAAATACTGATTATCAGTCACTTACAGAAATCTCATTTTTCTACGATTTTCCTATCTCATCAGAATATCTCTTCTCTCGTCTGTCAATTTATTTCTCATCCACCCATTTCTCATTTCTCATTTCTCATTAAATCGTCTTTCTCATTATACCGTCTTTCTCATTATTTATATTCTACGAGTTGTTGGCTCCAAGTGAAAATCTCCATATCTCTCTAACGATGGGTATTTCTGCAATACAATATCTTGCAGATTACCACCATCTATATTCACTACATATTTCTTCAGTCCAAAATCGAAGTTACAGGTGAAATCCAAATTGATCTGACGGATGAACTTTTCACCCCCCCGAATCCGGACATCACATCGAAGAATACCTTCATCCATCGCTGACCTTTCTGGTCTAACCATGACCCCTTCGGGATTTTTACTTTTCTTTGTGCCATAATCGTATTTTTTACCTTTTTACTTTCTTACTATGTATTCTGATATATCTCTTTCCAATCTTCCCTGGTAAGGAAGATACCCGACCGCTTGCAGTAATCGAAGAAAGTTGCCTCAGAAATTTTGTTGTAGTTAGCAAACTGGTTCCATCGCTTGCGAAAATCCATCTCGTTATGCCCACAGGTGGAGTCAGCAGGACGGAAGCGGGAAACTCTTCTCCACAGGTCGTAGCCTGCTGATCTATCCACATGATAAAGTGACATGCCGCATTTCACCCAACCCAGATAACCGCTGGTGGCATCCTTGCCTGCACAAATATCAATGCCTCGTGCCTCAATCTTCTCAACCAATCGCAAAGCTTTGCGATAGATGATTTCCGGAGTATCATGTCTATATCCACCGTGCGGATAGTTACCGCCATGACCAGCACCAGTCGGATGACTGCCACTGAAAAATGTGTTAGAATAGTTCATTACGGGCATCGGTGTAGGCACATTATCGGGCAATCTGGTGTAAGGTGTCGCCTTCTCATTAATATATATATGTTCAGGATCATCCCATGAGGCAAAGCGCACTCGCCCGATGTTTCCGCAAGAGCCATCAAGCATGATACCCAGTGCAGCATATTCCTGCAGCAATGCCTTGAACTGCTCTTTGTGATGTTCGGGATAAGCCAGACGAACCAAGCCAAACAGTCCCGTTCCGGAACAGGAGCGCATCAGCAGGGCTACTTCAGGGCGAAATGCCAATACTCTACGGATATTCTCGAAATCAGCTATACCCTGGTTGTCTTGCAGGTCAATATCTATCGCCAGCCATCCGGTATGCTTCTGAAGATGGCTTTCTCTTCGGGAAACCATCACCCGCTGACCTGGATGGGTAAGGCTATCGTCCTCGTAGGTAGCGAAGAGACCGCTTAATGTGGCACCTGGAAGCATTTTCTTGATGTCGATATACTCCGGCATCTTCTTCGCCTTGCTGCCATACTGCTGTCGCATGGCTCTCAGCTTCTCTACATACGGCTTCCATCTATCCGTCAGACAGAACTCACGGATAGACATCTGCGTGATGCACTCGCCCGTCTCCATATCGACGTACCTTCCGAGTGCATCTTTTGCATCCCGATAGATGGAACATATCTCATCAAACATACCTTACATATATTATTTATTCATTTTCGCTGCAAAGATACAAAAATAAATCGAAAATAATATACCTTACCTATATAATATTTGAAATAAGTTATATTTTTAACATTTAATATAAGTTTGAGAGGGAGATTTGGTGTTTCTCCAAAAATGGGACCAGGATGCGAAATCTGGTCTCATTTTGCCGATTCTGGTCTCATTTCATTTTTGAAGGGAGAAATGTTAAAGCCCATTAATTGCAAATATGGCGTTTCTTGCCCCACTGCTGCCCCCTTATTGTCACACTGCTTGCCCACTACTATTTTTCGCTATTTGCTTGTTTTTCAGCTATTTACTTTATCTTGGTCGCATTTTTTATTATTTTTTTATAAACAGATGTACGCAGGAATGAAAAAATATTTTTGAAATATGTAGAAAATATGTAGAAAATTCTTCATTTTCTCTTCAGCTACCATTTTCTCATATCCTCATAACTATCTCATTGTCTGATGTTTACGGCATAGCCGTTAATGCTACTAACTTCTAACTTGAGGTTAGGGGTTTTTGATTTTGGGAAGAAGAAAAAATACCCGAAAAATTTTATATAGGTAGCCGATTTTCGCAAAAAATGAGACCAAACTACCATTTTGAGACCAAAAAGCCCACTAAATCAGCCAGTTACGTAAAGTCCACAAAAATTTCCATTTGGTCGCAAAATGGGACCAAGTATAAAATTAGAAATGAGAAATGACAAATGAGAAATGAAAAAGACCGTTGCGCTTCACAGCGGAACGGTCTTGCGATAAACATAAAACAATCGAAAATAAGTACAACCTAATCAATTTTTATCGTATCACTTCTATTTACTTCGTCATTTTATCATTTCTAATTTGTCATTTAGAACTATTTGTTCTTCATGAATTGATTCGCCTTATTCAGGCTATCATACAACTCACCGCGTCCAAACATGTTAATCTTAGCGTTGATAGGCTCATTCAGACGTTGCAGGAGCGCATTTACGGCTTGCAGGAGCGCCGCATTGCTTGCAGCATTAGCTGCTATCAGGTCGCCTGTCACTGACGCGCCAGACGAAAGATTACCATTGCCTGCTTGCGTGCCTGCTGCAAGAACATCACCCACGTTGCCATCATCAAATGCCCTTCTTGCTGAGTTTCTTCCCGAATAATTTCGGTCATAGTTCACCAGGGCTTTCAGCAAGCCGGGGTTATTCATCATCATCGCATGAGTGGTTTCACGGCCAATGACGATTTCTGGTCCTCTCTCGGCTATGAGAGACGGCTGCCCGTTGACAGTAGTAGCGGTTGGAGACGTGAGCATCTTCACACCCTGCATCTGTCTGCCATCATCCTCCTTCGCCCAATATACCTCGCCGTTATCAGCCACGAAGGGCTTCAAATCCTGCACATTACCGCTATCGTAGGTAAGCATACCAGTTACAAGCTTGGTGTTGGTAGTATTGGTATTACTCTTCTTCTTGCCGCCGCTGAATGCAGAGTTAAGTGCCCACTGGAGCAAGCCCATGAGGGTAGCCATCACACCCGCGGCTGCAATAGGACCAGCAATAGGACCCAGGAAGTCAAAACACTTACCGATGGCACCAGCAATAGAGAAGGTCATTCCTGCTTGCGTGCGGTCTGCATCCGATTGAATGATTGCCTCGTTGTTTTCCTGCGTTTTATTAAGGTTCTCAGTGAGCGCAGTCTGGGTCATCGCCATACCTGCATTCAAAGCCACCTTTGTACCCTCGGTCTGTTCCTTGTTTCCGGCATCCGTCACATTCGTGATGTTTTGAACACCCTGGGTAGTTACCTTCTCACGATCCTTATTACCCTTCTTGACTTCTTTACTCAGTTCCTTTTGGTGCTTCTTCTCCTTCTTCAACTGGTCGGCTTTCTCCTTGTCTTCCTTGGATTTACCGCCAGTCTTGAACTCGGTATTCATCACACCGCCGATAAAGGAACCAGTGATGCCGGCTGCGGCATCAGCGAAGGAACCGCCACCTGCGATAGCATCGGCGGCTGCTGTACCCGTTTGTGTGGCGGCATCATTGTAGAACGCATTAGCATTGTCTCTGTTGCGATGCTCCCACGCACGAGGAGCGCCATTGCCTTGTGCTTGCGTATTCTGCTGCTCAGGAGTAGCAGGAGGCGCATAAGGAGGCACAATAGCCTGACTGTTAGGATTGATAGGTGTACCATCAGGATTCCAACCGAGAGCCGGCTGCTGCGGAGGCATCTTCTCAAAGTTAGACTGCGGTTGCGGAGTAAGGTAAGCTGCACCCTCATCCACCAGTCGCACATACATCGGGTTCGCCTTTGTGCCGAGATTCGAGAAATCCTCCTTCACGGCATTGGCATCAGCGTTGGCTCTCGCTGCATCAATACCAGGTTGAGCTTTCCTCTTACCACGTTTGGCACCTGCATCATTGATGGCCTTCCACATCTGTGTATTCACGTCGTTGAGTGCCATATTAGCCCATGACTCAAGCATAGACTTCAGAGCATTCTTGATAGCTTCCTGCGCACTACTTACGTCGTTGCGCATTTCAGCAAATGCCTTGCCTACTTCCGAACCGAAGGTTTCGATAGGCTGCACAAGCTGCTGCATCTGTGAGAGGCGGTTCTTCATCGCCGTTGCCATCTGGTTGGCATAGGCAAGTTCTGCCTCCTGCCGTGCTCTTTCTGCTTCGTCGATAAGTTGCTGATTTTTTGAGTTCTTGAATACAAAGGCATAATAGTCTTCTGCCATCTGCATCTTCATCTTCATCAGCTCCACCTCTGGGTCAGCAGTGAGATCACCCAGTCCAAGGTTCGACCACATATTGGTTCGCTTGCCGAAGAGGGCGCTTTCCTGCTGCATCTTGCGCAAGGTTTCCTGATTGGCAAGATTGCGCTGGTTCACCTTCCAAGCTTGATCGGCAATCTTTTTTGCATAGTCGTACTTGCGTTTCTCTGCCTCGGTGTAGCTATCCGTATATTTAATCAGTTCGATATAGAGTGCTTTCAACTCCTGTGTATTGAGTTTTGTAAAGTCGAAACCACTATTTGCTACAGAAAGATAATCAAGAAACTGCTGCTGAAAACGCTGGCTTTCCGGATTGATGGTATAGAGTACAGCCACCGTTGAGCGAGCCTTCGTTGTGAGTTTATCAAACGCATCATTCATCTTCTGAAGACCTTCCTCTGTAGCTGCATCTACCCCACTCGCTGGGCGAAGGAATCTGAGTTTATCGAAATCACTGCGAGTAGAACGGTTAACTGCGCCCGTGTAGTCATTCTCGTTGAGTATCTTCTGAATCTCCCGCTGCTGGGCAAGAAGTTTTTCTGCTGCCTCACGCAATTCCTTAGAACCATTGGCAAAGATTTGATCAAGAAGAGCACCCAGGTTTTCTGAGAGTGTCTTATTGTTCTCTCGTGATAAATCACCCGATAGCTTCTGGAAGAGGGCGTGCAGCTCGCTAATATCCGATTTGCCGATAGACTCCAGCAATGACTTGGAAGTTTCATCATCATAGATAAGCACATCTTCATCCATGTGAGAGAAGAATTTCTTAAAATCATCACTCATCGTTGCGATGGACTTACGAGCCGTACCGAGTGCCGTCTTCGTCTTAGCATCGAGAAGAGCAAGCATCTGCTGCTGCTGTCCCTCGCTCACTTTCTCACCATCAGCATTCATCTGCGTCACCCATTCCAGGTACTTGCGCTTCTGCTCCTCATAGAAAGCCTTGATGTTGGCAATAAGAGCATTGGCGCGTGTCTTTGCCTTCTGCTCTTCCTGTTTGGCAGTGTTATCGGTTTTCGGGGTATTCTTACCGCCACCACCGGAACCGCCTTTACCGCCACCACCTCCACCAAGGTCTTCATTTGCGGCAGCATCTATAGCCTTCAGATAATCATTGATCTCATCCTGAGCACCAGCAAACTTATTTTTGATGCCAGCGAAGACATTATTAGCAGAACGAGCCTGACGGATATAGCGAAGCGCACTGAAAAGGCGCTGGTCTGCGATAGGCAAATCCTCGTATTTTACGTACTGACGTACCGTACCATCACCAAGAGTATCTTTATAAACCTTCCTTACCTGCGCTGAACTTCTACCCTCTTTTTCCGAAGCTAAAACCCTTGCAACATTTTTGGAGCCATATCTTCGTGCAAGGTCTGCGATAATCGTACCCATATTCTTGTTGCGATTATCCTCTTCATATCCCTTCAAAACATCAGTACCGAAGCCCTTTGGTGCTACCTTCCCGTAAGCATCAAGTTTATCCAGACTCCAAACGATACGAGGCTTATAATGCTTTTGAATATCATCTTCCTGCATCTGGAGGTATATCTTGCCACGGATAGCTTTTGCTGCCTGACGATAGGATTCTGCAAGATTCTGCACCATACCATTTTCATCTTTGAGCTTCTTGAAATACATGCCGAATTTATCGACATAAGTCTTCATAGCTGCCTGGTATTCGTTAGAACCTTTCTTGGCTCGTTTGATAGCCCCATAGTAAGCATCGAGTTCTGCAACCGCATGATTAGCCGCATCCCTTACACCTTTAAACGAACTATTAAACTTCTGAACGGAAGAAGATGCCTTATTGGTCTTTTTTACTAAATCGTAAATTGCAACACCTAATGACGTTACCACGGATATAACCAATCCTATGATGTTGGTCTTCATGGCGAGACTCAACTGCTTCCATGAGACGATAAGGCGAAGCGTTGCAATATGACTGCCCTTTATTGCCTGCGTAAGCAGTGTGAAAAAGCTCACAATACTTGATCCTTTAATGCCTATCATTAAAGGAATCAACTTAGAAAACGCCATTACCAAACCTCGTGTGCCCAGGTATGCCAATAGTCCAGGCAATACAAATAGTAATGCCTCGACAGACGTCTTCAATTCCCAAAAAAGAATCTTTACGGATGCAAGAAATGGTTTTGACTGCGTTAACTCTTTCGAGAAATTGTACCATACCTTCGCCATTTCCTTGACCGCATCAATACCATTAGGATTGACAAAAGCCTTCTCCCACATATTATTAGCACGTTCAAGAATAGCCTGTGCCGTTTCCTGTTGGATTTCATACTCCTTAGTAACAGCAGTACCCTCACGGTATGCTTCACTGGATTCCTTCAAATGACTTTTCAGTACGCCGATATTCTGAGCCATAGTTACTACTACACTCTTCAATCGCTGACCGTCGGAGCCAAACTCCTTAAAGTATTCATCCATGGAACTCAGGTTCTTGTCGCTCACGTTTTCAAGAACCTTCACCAGGGCTTGCATCGTCTGACCCTTACTCATCATATCCTTCAGGGAGTCTTCCTGCATACCCAGCATTTTCTCTATATCGTGATAGTTGGTCCACAAACTGGTAATCAATTTGCCGAATGCGGTAGATGCTACTTCCGGCATCAACATCAAAGAGTCGCTGGCAGAAGCAAGACCTAAAAGCTGATCACTCGTGATATGAGCAGACTTGGAAAGACCGGTCAGTCGCTTGGCAAACTCCAGAATATTACCACCATTGGCAGTAGATGTAGAAGCCAGTTTAAAGATAGAACTTGAAACAGAATCGAAAGCTTCGCCGACATTGCCGCCATGTTTCTCTACTTCACCCATCGTTTCTACGAATTTGGAGAGAATCAGCATCGCGTCATCACCGAGATCCTCTTTCAGTGCTACATTTACGCGGTCACTTGCCTTTGCAAATTCCGCCAAACCTTGCACGCCGTATTTTCCCATGCCCATACGAGAACCAATATAGGCAAGCTGGGTAAGTCCTTCGAGACTTGTTCTGGTGTCCATCTTCGAGAGACTGTTTGATAACTCTTCTACGTCTTTCATGGACCAGTTAGTCACCTTGCGGACATTGGCCAAGGAATCGGAATATTTGAAGTTAAGATTGATGACATCGGTTATCTTCTGCTTAATCATATTGAACGCACCGAACATACCCACGTAGGCGACAAGGTTCTTTGCAGCCGTGCTCCATGCGTTACCATGTTTGTTAACCGCGCCCGTCAACTTATCAATCTGAGCCTGCAAGGTTTTTACGTCCTGCTGGCGCTTTTTCAGATTCGGATCATTCTCAAAGGTCTTACCGAGTTCACTCTTAGCAGCTACGAGCGCACGGCGAAGTTCCTTGAGTGAAGTGCCGGAAAGATTGTTGATAGCCTTTCTTACTCGCTCTGTATTCGTAACATTCTGCGTCACAGCAGAGTTATAGGAAACAAGCTCTTTCTCCAGTTTCTTAAACTCCTTCTTGCCTGCATCCGTGGTTGTATCGAGCTGCAGCATTCTCTGCTTGAGCGCATCGATGCGCTGCTGCAACTCGTCCATCACCTTTTTGGCGACGGCGGCATTAGCCGTGATAACTATCTGAGTTTTTTTTGCTGTTGCCATTTTTTTGTCGTTTATTGATTAAAAAAGTTTAATAGGGCTTGCATCGGCAAAGGTATTTATCAACTTCACCTCACCCTCATAGCCATAGAAATCTACCAGGTAATTAGCTATGCGCTGCTGAAGATGGCGAAGCTCCATCATAATGGCAGGACGCTGAGATTTACCACTCTTTCTATCCCATTTCGAGATATATCGGGTCTGATAACGAGCCTTGCGTGCATTATCCACATCCTCATAGCTGGTACCCTGACCAACACCCATATCCACAAAGCGCATATAGTCGTTGAACTCGAAAGCCATCGTTACCTTGCCGTAATCGCCAGCCTCTATAATCTTACCGGCAAAGGATTTTGCTCCCTCACCAGTAGAATACCACCCACCCATCTCCTTTCGCTTCTGGTTTACTACGGCATAGCCGTTATATACCTCCTTGGGGAAGATGCACTGGGTCATGGTGTTTACTTCCAACTGATTGATGGTCTGCTGGAAGAAACGTGATGCTACCCTACTGAAGGGAAACATCGGATTCTTGATAGGCTGTCCCATAATAAGATACTCCTTTCTTAAAAAGACTTTCGCCCTACCCCTAACACCATAGGCAAGGATAGGGCGATATAGTCAAGATACAATTATTATTCTTTGATGATATACTTGTCGTTACCGCCGCAACCAAACTTGTAAAGCGGTTGCAGACTTTTCCAATCCACTCCGGCTACAAGCCATTGTCCGAAATACAGCTCACCTATCAGTCCGCACGAAATAGAGGGAATATCAATAGACTGCAATTCGGACATAATGACCGGATCATCAGCAAAAGACCGTCCTGTTACTGGGCAAACTCCCTTTCGCTTCACCTCCACCATCCAGGAAACGAGGTCTTTGCAATACTCCATCAAATCGACGGATGCCTGCTCTATCTTTGCACCATCGTATCGTCCGAGGGTTTGAGGTGAGTCTTTTACCTTAGTAAGAAACCACACCTGGTGAGATACCATCATCTTTCCGGCTGATTGAAACTCGCCTGTACTTAATACGCTATAGAGCATACAAGGCGAATGCACGATATTGGCATTACGAGAGAAGATATTCTCCAGGTCAATATAGCGGATGCGGAAGAAACTCTGTTCTTCCAGTTTCTTGCTTGTCGGGTCGTGTGATAAGGGCTTGTAGATGGTTGCCCAATGTTCCAAAACATTTGATATTGTCATAATTCAAAGGGGTTTTAACACATTATTAACTGATAGCGTACAGAAATTAAGAGTTGTTGGCACATTACATGCCCATTACCGGGTCTGCAGGTTTCTGCGGAATCCAGTCGTCATTATCATCTTCTTTCTTCTTATCCTCTTTCGGAGTAACCTCTTCCTTGTTATCCTCCTCTTCTGTTGCTTCCTTCATCAGGTCTTTCAGCTTCACATTAAAGTGCCTTTCGGTTTTATCAGCTACAATCTTCTGCATCACTCTTGCCCAGGGTGCCCCATTACAGGTACTCTCGTTTTCGAGGATGCTCACGAGCTGCACACCGCAATAAATAGCGGCAAGATAGTTGGCGAGATGGAGAGGGTTCTGGAAATCGAGTATCACGGTATCTACCATCGTTGCTAGGAATATCGCAAGGATGAGGACGGAGAAATCCTTCACCATCTTTGCCATTTTCTTAGATTTCAGTTTCCCGTCGATTTTGCATCGTGGGTCTTTCTTGATAGCCTCACGATAGCGGGAATAGATGCGGCAGTTGCACCGCCACGCCGTGTAGCAGTCGCAGATAAGGGCGAAGAAGCATACGGCGATGTAGTTAAGAGATGGTTCCAGCGTACACCACACTAAGCCGATGATGGCTGCAAGAAACCTGGTAAGGGTTGGAATTAAACTTTGCATTTCTTTTTTCTTTTTAATGTTATCCTATGTTGTTTTTTAATACGATACAAAGGTATCGGTTTTTTATTGAGGGATGGGGACAAAGAGAGCTGTGGGACCTGTGATGGAATCGCAGGGAACGGGGGTGAGAGGGGTGCTATTTCGAGATTGGGGGTTCGGGGGTTGTCCCAATCATTTAGGGGCGATTTCGTAATTTTGTGGGCAGATAAAATAAATAAAAAGGCAATTTATGAATGCAAACATAAAACTGGAAGAGGCATTGCTACGTGCATCCACAGGATTGCGCAGAAAGATGCTTTATTCCATAGAACTTTTGCGGAAGGCTGAAAAGATTGCGATGAACTATGATAAGGACGACGGGTTCTTTCTCGCCTTCAGTGGTGGCAAGGATTCTCAGGCGCTCTATCATATCGCAGAACTGGGGGGGTAAAATTCAAAGCTCACATGAACCTGACGAGCGTGGACCCGCCAGAGGTTATCCGTTTTGTGAAGAAATGCTATCCCGATGTGGAGTTGGTAAAGCCGAAGGAGTCTATCTACAATATCGCCATCCGCAGAAAGATTCTGCCCACGATGAGAGTAAGATGGTGTTGCGCTGAGTTCAAGGAATCGGCGGGTGCCGGAAAGGTTACGCTGATAGGCATCAGACACGAAGAGAGTAGTCGAAGGGCGAAACGCAATGAAGTAGAAATTTCGTCTCGCAAATTCAGTGGTACGCTGGACGGGCTGGAGGAGTACCGACAGGAACAGAAAGCGAAGGAGGCTCGGAGGAAATCGAAGAAGGACGGCGTGAACATCATGAATGCCGACCAGGAACAAACGCTTGGCTGCATCCACGGAAAGGAAAGCCTTCTTATCTCGCCCATCATCCATTGGACGGAGAAAGATGTATGGGAGTTCTTGAACCAAGTGGTGCAGGTAGCCCATTGTGAACTCTACGATGAGGGTTGGCGAAGACTCGGCTGCATCTGCTGCCCGATGAGTTCCGCAAAGCATAAGCGCATGGAAGAGCTGCGATGGCCGCACGTGAAGAGAAATTGGATCAAGGCTATCAAGGCTATCAGAAATGGGGGTATTCGAAAAAGAATATATCTGGTGGAACATCCGAGCCGACAGGAGATTATGGGGGGGCTACGAGTTCCGAGCCGACAACAAAGGTCTCTTCATCAACGACAATGCTATGCAAGGCTTCAGGATTGCATCGGGTTTTCGGAAAGCTCATCGTCTGACCGCTTGACAGATGAGCAAGAGAACGAAATAGCGGAGAATATTTATGACTGGTGGACTTCGGGATTGGGCTACCGGCAATGGTATGCCCAGAAATTCCTGCAACTGAAAATTGATTTCGATGCCCCACAAAGTTAACATTTAACATTAAAAACAAATGAGATGAGCCAATTAACACAGAACACCCTGCAGAGGATAGATAAATGGCTATCCAATGGTCTCAGCATGGAGACGATGTTCCCCAAACTGGAACAACGGTACCGCATGCAGATTTGTGCTGAGTTCTACAAGCGATGGGTGCAAAACAACGATATAGACCCTCGTACTACCTGCCGCAATATCGCACGGCGAGATTATACGCTCTTCGTAAGTCAGGCGGGACAGGGCAACAAAGAGGCGCAGGAAATGGTGATGGCGCTGCATATTGATATTGACGAGGAAGGCAATATCAAACCCCGCACGGTTACGGAACTGAATAATGATGTGGCGGTCTGCAACCATATCATCCGTTTCTTTCAGACCGATGAAAGTCCTCGCCACAAGGCGATGTATCTGAGCAGCGCTGAATGGCTCATCCGCACGGGTAAGCAGCAGAACAACGACCGCGCGGTGGATAAGGGTATGCAAGCCCTGGCGAATGTATATGGCAACTTCGTAGAGGATAAGGACGCTACGGATGAGATGCCGGATATGAGCCGCATTGCCATTACGCAGGATGTAAGCATCGTGAAACACGACCGCATCAACTATACCGATGAGTATAAGCGCAAGATGGCTCGAAAGTATGGTCTTACGGTGAAGGATATGCAGCAGATAGCCGATGAGGAGAGTCTGAATGCTACTCCGGAGAAAGCTCCTGATTACTTCGATTATATGGAAGAGGTGATGGAAGAGAAGGAGGATAGTAAACAAGCTAAAGAAATAAAGGAAGAGCCAGCCGATGAGTAAGCGATACGGAAATCATCATCCCAACAAGATACCTCCCTTCCGTCCTGATCCGGAACACTGAACGAGGAAAAGCAGTCACGGCTGGAAAGCCAAGGTTGCCTACGAGAGTGAGGATGAAGCCTGCGAGTTTCTGCACCTGCACCCTAAAATCATGGCTGCCGGATATACGGCTTATCAGTGCAAGGTTTGCTCGAAATGGCATGTGGGGAAGTTGAGATAGTTAATAATTTATAGTTAATAGTTTATAGACTTTATGGCAAAAGACTGGGTAGGCGGCAAGGCTGCCGTGTTTAAGACTTTGGGCGCAAGCAACCACACGGATGGTGAGCGCCAAAAAGAAGACTACTATGCCACAGAACCTGCAGCTACCGAATGGCTCTGTAAGATAGAGCATTTTACGGGGGGTAATTTTGGAACCTTCCTGCGGCGAAGGACATATTAGCAAAGTGTTAAAGGCTCATGGCTACGATGTAGTCAGCCGTGACTTGATAGATAGAGGTTATGGCGAGGTTGCAGATTTTCTTTCCATCGACAACTTAGAATGGAACGGAGATATTGTTACCAACCCACCCTACCGATTTGCGTTAGAGTTCGTGGAAAAGGCTTTGCAGATTATTCCGAAAGGAAGAAAGGTTGCTATGTTCCTGAAACTTACTTTTCTTGAAGGAAAAGGAAGAAGACACCTGTTTAGAACGCAGCCACCATGCAGGGTATGGGTCAGCAGTTCACGACTGAAATGCGCAGCCAATGGTGACTTTGACGCTATAGCAGGGAGCGCCCAAGCCTATGCCTGGTTTATCTGGGAAAAAGGATATAAAGGAGAAACTATTCTTAAATGGTTTAATTGATAAAAATAGATTTATAGAGGATGGAAATAAATAAGATATATAATGAGGATTGCCTGGTAGGAATGAAAAAGATTCCGGACGCAAGCGTGGATTGTGTTATCTGCGATTTGCCGTATGGCGTTCTCAATAAAAAGAGTGAAGGCGGTGGCTGGGATAGTATTATCCCGCTTAAGCCATTATGGAAGGAATATCTGCGCATAACCAAACCCAATGCAGCGATTATTCTTTTCTGCCAGGGCATGTTTACCGCACAGCTTATGATGTCGCAGCCGAAACTCTGGAAATATAATCTTATTTGGAGCAAACAACGGGTAACAGGTTTTCTGAATGCCAACAAGATGCCTCTGCGCTCGTATGAGGATATTGCAGTATTTTATCGAAAACAACCTATCTACAATCCTCAGATGGTTAAATGTGCTCCACATCAAAGGAACCATCGAAGGGGCGATGGCTCTCATAGTTTAAAGCGAGGTTGTTATGGCGATCATAAAGAAGTGCCTACCATCGTATCAGATGAAAAATTCCCAAAGAGCATTATCTGCTTTGATAAAGAACATTCTGCCGATACCTTCCACCCTACGCAAAAGCCAGTAGCTCTTATCCAGTATCTTATATGTACTTATACCGATGTGGGGGGGTGCGTTCTTGATAACTGCATGGGCAGCGGCACTACCGCCATCGCCTGCATCAGGGAAAAGAGGAATTTCATCGGCTTTGAGATGAACAAAGAATATTACGACAAGGCTTGCAAGCGTATCAAGTTAGAGATGATGCAACCGAGCCTATTTTAAAATATACAAATAAAGGAAGATATGAAATATGGATTGCCCTATAAGGGAAGTAAAAACAAGTTGGCAGAGAGGATTGTAAGTCTCCTGCCTAAACGCACGCATCTGATAGATTTATTCTGCGGCGGGTGTGCGGTGAGCCATGCAGCGTTATTGAGAAACAAGTATGAGCATATCCACATTAATGATATTAACTGGATGTGCCCTACTCTATTCATTGATGCGTTGAACGGCAAATATCAGAACGAGACGAGGTGGATAAGCCGTGAGGATTTCTTCAGACTGAAAGATACCGACCCATACGTGGCTGTAGTCTGGTCGTTTGGAAATAATATGCGCAATTACCTTTACTCCAAGGAAATTGAACCTTTGAAGAAAGCTATCCATTATGCGATATTCTTTCGTGATTACTCTCTGGGAAAAGACCTTGGCTATGATTTATCTTTCATCGAACCTATCAGTGACATTCAGTGCAGATATGCTGCCGTAAAGAGATATTTCAGCCAGTTTAGTCACTTCCAGCAACAATCATTTGAGAGGGGGGGGGGAGGCAGAGAGCAGCCGCAAAACTGCAAGTTGGACACGTCACGAGGGGGCAGAATCATCGAGATTGCAGAGCACAGAGGCTTACGAACGACTCAACACCAACCTTCTGTCTTATGGGGCAAATCGCATCAGTCAGATTGGAAACAATCGAACGACTTACAAACATCCGTCAGAACTTCAATATCAAGAATCCCGCAGCCGAGTCTGCGGGATTCAAAAAAAAATCGACAGGGCGAACTCCGCAACGGAGAACGAGCCAACTGCATTGCACAGATTGCAATACCGAGAGCGACAGCTATCCCTGCCGAGAAATTCGGGGGGGCAATTCTCATCCATCACATCAAGTGTGCTTGATTATCAGCAAGTTACGATACAAAATGACAGCGTAATCTACTGCGATATTCCCTACGAAGGAACAGAAGGATACCTCGAAAAAGATTCCGGAGGTTTCGACTATGAGCGATTTTACGATTGGTGCGAGCATCAGACACAACCCGTTTTCATATCTTCCTATCAGATGCCTGATGATCGCTTCGATTGCATCGAAGAGTTTTCTCATCGCTCTACCCTATCAGCTACGGCTAATAATCTCGTAACGGAACGCATCTACGTTCCGAAACATCAAAAGGAGCGAGGCAATAGAGCTATTCAGCTTTCGCTCTTCTAAAACATACTTCAACATACATTCAGGATAACATTTTTATTATTATGCAACAACCGCATTTGATATACCTAACCAAATTCCAGCAGCAGTCATTGTATATGGCTGCGAAGGACGAAAGGGTGATTGCTGCAAGACGTGTGGGTAAAACCGACGGTCTTGTGGCTCCCTACGTCTGGATGGCTTCCAACTCCATGCCCGGTATGCTGGGAGCCTGGGTAGCTGTATCACGACAGCAGGGATTCGGCAAGACTATTCCTGGTACCATGGCTGCCATGGAGAGAATGTTCGGCTTTACGCAGGGCATTCATTTCGGTTGGGGACGGCCACCGAAGCACGCTCGTGAGGCTATCTTTAAGCCGAAAAGCTATGACAATATTATTTGGTTTGCCAATGGTGCTCAGTGGGTTCTCATCTCCCTCTCGCAGACCGCAAGTGCCAACAGTTACACTTTTTCGGCGATGGTAGGTGACGAGGCGAGATTCTTCCCTTACAAGAAAGTAACCGATGAGTTGATGCCGGCGTTATCAGGTCAGACTCACCCTTTGGGCAACATCAACTTTACTGATTACAACCCGCTCTATAAATCGACAAGATTCCTGTCTGATGCTTCGCTTACTACCAAGGGCAGTTGGCTGGAGCGTGAGGAGGAGAAGCTTGACCTTACGATAGAATCAGGTAAATTTCAAGGCAAGACTTACCGATGGGTGCAGGAGCAGTTGGAAGACTATGCCAACAAGATTATCCGCTACAACGACCTTATCTATAATGCCAAGAAGACCGGGCATACCCCTCATGCCGTGCCGCCCGATTTGAGATTGATGATACGAGCCATCGCCCTCAAGATGATTAAGCACGAGGAGCAGTTTAAGATTCTGCCTAACCATGGCAACCAGCTTACAAAGAATATGGTGGATATGGCGGTAAACTATAAGCTGGTGGATGCAGCAGATGCGGAACTCATCTATGATTACGAATATCTGTTTACGGAAGAAGAATGGTGGGAGATGCAGATGTTCGACAAGGCAGACAAGTTTCAGGATGGCTATCTGAGAGAGCTTCGCCGCTCGGCATTTCTCGTTCGCCGTGCCTCTACCCTCGACAATGTGGACCTTCTTACTGAAGATTACATCCGCACCATGAAGCGAGATTTGCCTAATTACACCTTCATGGTCAGTATTCTGAACATAAAAATCAAGAAATCGAACGATGGTTTCTATTCTAATCTGGATATAGATCATGTTCACGGTTATACCTGCGATGAGATAGACCCCCTTTCGCAAGCCAACTGGAGCACCCAGAAGGCTACAGGCATCATCGGCGGCAAGAAGATTACGTCAGAAAGCTATCAGCCGGATTTGAAGGAACTGTCCGAGAGAAACGATTGCCGTATGGATGCCGACTGCGTGAACGACCTCCCTCTCTATCTAGCATTCGATTACAATGCGAATATCAATACCCTGGTGGTAGGTCAGGTATATCAGCGTGACGGATTGGAGGCAGTGAATGTTATCAAGAGTTTCTATGTAAAGAACGAGCGTAAGCTGCGTGAACTGGTAGATGATTTCTCGCATTACTATGCTCCAAAGAGAGCCGTGAACAGAGACGTGGTTTACTTTTATGATGCCACCGCCAAGCAGGGCGCATCGTATGCGCTGACCGATGAGCGATTCTACCAGGCAGTGATTAAGGAACTGGAGCGTAATGGCTGGAATGTGACGGCGATAGATATGGGTGTGCCGGAGAAACACGAGGTGAAGCATCGCATCATCAATAATGCCCTTGCCGGTATCGAATATCCTGCTATCCGTATCAATCAGCCCAACAACCCCGATTTGATTATTGCCCTGCAGCTCTGTGAGGTAAGTATCGGCTATCAGGGATTTAGAAAGGATAAGAGTCAGGAGAAGAAAGCGGAGACGGAAGACAACCTGCCGTTGCAGCAGAGAACAGACTTTACCGATGCCTTCGACTCTCTATATCTGGGATGCAAATTCTGGCGAGGAAATATCGGCTGGTTTGTACTGCCGGACGGAAGGAACGTGTAATAGAGGTAAAAAACGAGGGGCGGGTGTCATCGCGACAACCGCCCCTCTTCCTCAAAAATAATGAAATTGGTATTATCTATCGGTATATTTCAAAACATGAGAACTTATGAAGAAAAACAAAGATTCCCGCGTTTCACAACGAAGGAGTTCTCTAAAATCTGTTTAACCATAAAATTAAAACTACTATAAATAAAAACATTAAGTAGATATTGAGAAAACACTACAAGACTATTTCTTGTTATTTCTTGTCTGCAAAGGTAGTGAATTGTTTTTTATTGGTAAGGACAAAGGATTTTAAGAGATTTCCTTTACCTCTTTACCTTTAAAAAGTCACTTACTAATCGTAAAAATCATAGGATAAATCTTTCTTTAATTCAATATCTAAGCCATGGCTACGCATAAGCTGCAGGCAAGTATCTTCCGTAAGATTTTGCCAGTCGATACTATTCTCGTCCTCTTCGGTAAGCGATGTTGGGAGATAATCTTTTATTTTCACAAACAGATCTTGCGTTTTCTCTATTCCGCAAGGACGGAAATAAGCCTTGTAGTCAAAATAGCCAAACACCAAGCTTTCCCAAATCTTATAACTACGCCAAGGATTTACGATACGCACACATCTCAGCATAGGAAAATGAGAAGATTCTACCGCCAACAAAGCGTGAAAACGCTCCAAAGCTATAGCCTTTGCCTTACTACGATTAACGGCCGCTAAATAGAAAGAGAAATATCTGTAATCTTCTTCCGTCTTTGAGAACATGACGGCATCAAAAAGTTTATTTCCGGATACATAGGAGAGATCCCGTACTGAAACGTCTTTGGGTTCCAAAGACTGTCCTATGTAGATTTCGACTTCATACCAATTCTCCTGCCGAAGCATCTGCTCATCGTCAATATCATATTTCTCAACATCTCTGTCACTGTCTTTATCGGCGAAGGAATCAGCCTTCTCCTTGTCGGAAAACACTCCGTCAATGTGGTAGTCACTATACTCACCCGATGTTACCACGTAAGCGGTTTTAGGCTCATCAAGAGGAGCTCTAAAGAGAGCGCTGAGTTGAGTTTCTAAAACGTGGTTCAGATTAACGATGTACTCTACAGGCTCTTCGTCGGGATGTTCTGCGATATAACTTCGAGAAAAACAAACAGAGTTCGTACCTGGGCTACCATTATCGAAAAAGTCGAAAAAGTCAGTCACATACATATCTCCATCTTTATACATGACGAACAAAGGTGCTACCTCTCGCTCACCCTTTACGTCTTCGATACACTTTCCTTTTGCTCTGTCTATTGCTTTGAAGAAATCATCGTCAATATACATGTACCCAAAATACTGACTCCGAAACCAATCCTTACCTTTTTCAGTTAAAGTTTGCGTCTCACGATTATAAAAACTTTTATTGCTTGCCATTATATACATATCATCCATATCGTTCGCAATAAAAATAATTCCACTTTCCGTATAAACGAAAAACGGCTTACTGAAGTCTATCTCAAAATCCTCATCGGTAATAGGGTGCCAAAGGGATTTCACCTTTTCTTGTTTTGTATATAAACTCATAATATTTATTGTTTTTACTTTTAAAGCAAGAATGCTCTTTTTACTCTTTTACCTTTTTACTCTTTTACCTTTAAAAAATCAGTTGACAATCAAATGAATACGGTCTTCAAAATCCGTAACAATATCTATTGGACGGAAAGAACGATTAAGATATTCTTCAGGTACGTCATCTAATGTACTCTGCCATACAGGTTCTAAGCGCATATCTGGCATAACTACATCTATACTTACCCGACAATACTTATCGAGAACGGTACCAACAAGATCACCTATCTTTAATGATGACGGATACAAACTACATTCTTCCTTTTTGTCTTTTACAGGTGGTATCTTCGCTATTTTTGCACCAATAAGATAAGGAGTTACAACGCTCTTATGCTTGGAATAGTCCTCTGTAAAACCATCATATTTGATAGTAAAAGCATTCACCTTTCCTATTAAATCAAGAGGCATAGCCTGAATAACTTCGGCAAGACTGGGCTTGAACAACTCTTTTGCGCCATAGGTATGTTCTGCCTCGAAAGAAAGGAACGTTTGCTTTACTTCCTTCTGATGATCATAATCAAAAGATGGGTCTTTCCAAATGCAAGACTGATGAAAAACATCTACTCTTGGGTATTCCAAAAGTACATATTCATCCGGCTTCTTGGGGTTGCGCTTGAAGCAAATAACATTGATACCTTCCGCTATCTTCTGTATCTGCTCATGAGTAAGCTTTATCTTCTCTTTCATATCGCTATTATTTTTACTTCTATAATCGTCTCCTACCTTTAAGAGGCAAGAATGCTCTTTTTACCTTTAAATAGCCTTTAAAATTAGTACCTACGAAACAACCTTTTATGTAGCTGAACGTAGTGAAAAGGACAGTCGTCATTCGGGGGATAAGAATGATAACCCATTTTGGCAATAAAATTTGCTCCCCACGAAAGCCGTTCTACCTTACAATAGCTGTAAGGCAAGAACAAGATATGAACACCAAAGTCTCTCGCTGCTGACTCGAGAACAAGAAGCATTAGTGTGCCGATACCCATTCTTCTCCTGTCTTCATTAACATGGAAATATCTAATAAAACCGCAGACTGGGTCTTTTATTATCGGGTCGTAAGCAGGATCAAAATCCATTGAAGCAAAGGCAGTACCGGTCAGATTTGTAATGGCAATAGTAATTTGTTTCCAAGGACCATTACAAGATTGGCATTCACGTTCTTGATGTAAGATCACGAAAAAATAATCCTGCTCCTCAGCTTCGCTTTCAGATAAGACGGAAGCCCTATACTCTATCTGCTTTACAAGCTCATCCGTCGTTCCGTCCGGAAAATCATTAGGAGATTCCTTCAAAAAAATATTTAGTCTTGCAGTCAAATCTGCACGTTCTTCTTGTTTCATACGCTACTTCTTTTTATCGAATTTATTACCAATAACTTTGAGACCGAATAGCGTCAACGCAGCGCATAAGAAGGTCAATAAACGTGCGCCACAGACTGATTCTTTAACAATGAAACCTCCTTCATCTTGACTCCACGAAACCTCATAGATTACTCCTGTTCCTTGGCTTTGCAGAAGGTCGTGATCCCAAACCTCTTTGCCTTCACAGTCTTTCAGTCCTGTAAACTGGCAGACAGTAGAAGGGTCAACTCTATGCACTATTGGTACATCAGAAAACTCGTCACTTGGGTAACTTATGCCAACATAGCTTGTGCTGTGTACCAAGTCGCCTTTTACCCATTCTCCGTTGTCAAGACGCTTAGCCTTGAACTTTATATCTTCTATTTTCATAAGCTAATTAAAATTTATGATCTTTACAGACGCTAAAAAATCCAGTCTTACATCTCTGTTCTGCGCACCAGCCAATAGACCGATGATCATTATCGACATCATACCAATAGCAGTTGCCGCAGAATTGATATACGTTATCGGGCATACGCTTATCTATTTAAATCTGATTACGAACATATTCTTCTTTAACCACGCATTCGGACACATGCCCTTCTTCGGTTTATCCACGGTTATCTCGTCGATTTCCTTTTCGATATACGGTTGGTTATCTTTCGGGTAGCCAAGGAGAAAATGAACGTGTGTGAAAGGCTCCAATACCTTCTCGCGAAAAGACCTATCTTCCGGACTATCCGAAGTGCGATTAAGTCCTCCAGTGAGATAGCCTTGCATAAAAAGACCTCTATCGGAAGCACGATGATATTTAGCTACACAAACTATCACGTCTGCCCTATTCGGTATATCCTTTCTCAAGAGACGCATCGTCCAGAATACAGAGCATTCTCGATACTCCTCTGTCTTCTCTCCGCTAACTATCTTCTTATACCACCCTTCGGCAAGATGAAGGGTCAATATTTTCTTTTCTGCCATACGCTACTTCTTTTCAATTATATAAGTTGTATCATTCTTCTCAACTACATAGACACTTAATTTTTCTAAATGGCAAGGACAATCTGGGTCGTGAACAACACCATTTTGATATTCAGGTGCGCCCCATACTAAATAATGATGTCCTCTATACCACCCATCGTTAACTGGTTCTATCTGTGGTCCTATAAGTGCCCTTCTCAGTTCCTTACTACAAGATACAAGCAAAAAAACAGATAATACCATAAGAATAATCTTCTTCATACGCTATTTTTATCTTTGAATTAGCATAACTATTCCTCCTCTTTAATTTTATTAATCTCATCGTATAATTCCATAAGCTGTTTTTTGTCAACCCATACATCTCTATCTGGGTCAATAAAGAAACCGTATATAGAATATAATTCGCACTTTTCGTGTTTGCGTATTTGAATCATAATCTATTCCTCCACTTTAATACCGAAAGGTGTTCCATCATAAAAGGTGTTGTCTTGATAGCTATTTTTTGAAGACAGCAGAATGGCGCTACCATCCTTATCTGCCAAGCCTGCATAATAGTCATCAACAGATAAGATATTAAAATAACCACCTTCTTTGGTTTTTATCCAGCCAAACGGCTGGTGTTTTAACATCTCATCCAAACATTCTTCTGCATTCTTGAATGAGCGATACTTTGGCTCTGGCTTAATGCGATATTTATCAGATTCTCCAATAAGCGTTTCAAGGTAAAAACCCTCATCGTCGCCATCAATATCTCTCCATCCGTCCGGAAGATGAAACTGAATGGTCTTACCTTCCTTAATCGCCTCTAAAATCAGAAACAATCTCTGGACTTCTTGTTTGAAAATTTTAATCATACTCGATCCTCCTCTGTTTTCTCTCCGCTAACTATCTTCTGATACCACTCATCGGCAAGATGAAGGGTCAATATTTTCTTTTCCATAATTTACCTATACTGCCTATAATTTCATATGATTTATGATAATAATTATCGAGGAAAATTTGCGTCTGCATTCCTACGGAAATAGGAGTATCAGCTGTAAGAGCTTTGCCTATTTTCCATATTAATGATGCTACGTTAGGGATATGGAATGCGATACCTACTTGAATTAACAGGAATACTATCCTCTTTCCATTTTTCGTAACTAAGACAGTTTCGGTATTCCTGGTATGACATTGCTCCAATATCTCTGCTTTTCATTATAAAACACACCAGGACTTCCCCGCTACCATAAGTTATAAAATGAGCTTGTATCTCCGGAAGATGATAATAATACCAAGGCTTTTTCAGCTCCATAGCATCAGAATTCCTGTATGAAGGGTACGCATATCGCACGGCAAACGGAATAGGGCTGCGATATGGCAATACGCATTTTGTCAACTCGCAAACATCACGAAGAGGGTCTATTAATTCTGCATCAAATGAATAATGAGATTTCATCTTGAGTGCAGCGGTTCCGTCATTCTCAAACAAGGAACAACCCGTAACAGCATTCTTTTTACCTGAAACGTCAAGGCAAACTGCATTTTTCTCCCAACCATCTTTTATAGAACCATCACTTTCGTTAAGAAAGTGTTCTCGGGGAATAATAAAAACTTCTGAACCAAGTCCAGCGTAAAGCGTATAGTTCTCCTCTGATTCTGTATTCTTACGTTTTGTGTAATCATCCATATTGCTATCAATTTACTTTTTAAATTTCTTGAACCCAGTGATGGCTTCTCGCTCACATATCTGTCGAAACTCGTTGTTCTCAGGCAGGCAAGCAAGATAGCCAATGCCAACTTCAAGGGCAAGCCAGGATTTCAATCCTGCTGCCGTATGACGATACTCATTGAAATATTCAGCTACTTGCGCTTCTGATACATTGAAGAATATGCTTCCGTCATACGTTACGTAATCCTTATCGTCAGCAGTTGCTGTCATAAAGCCATCCTCTGCATTAACATAGATTCGAGAAATGCAGTTCTTCGGAATGAAGGTGATTTTATTCTTCTCGATATGATAAATAGCGAGATATGCAGACTTATCATCATACTCTACGGATCTTTCGTTTATCTGAGGCGAATGATTCTCTATATCCTTTTTCAACCTTCGGATAAAACTACATGCCGAGCAAACGACAACCCCGCTCCATGCAATAAGGAACGCAAAGGCGAAAAAATAAAGTAAAAAATTATTTTCCATTATCTTCTACATTTAATTAATATATTAACTTTCGGCATACTCAGAGTGCATCCTGAATGTCACACCCTGCTACTGCCTTGTATTCTGCCTTGAGGAAAGCAATCTCATCTTTCAGGCGCTTGA